CCACTTTTACACCTCGCTTTCTTATGATATAATATAAATATATAACTAAGAGAAAACCGTTATTTAGGCACTCTTAGAGATTATAGAGTACACTCTATAGTTTGCGGTGTTGTCAATCACCGTATCGTAACCTACGTTTGAGATGGGAGGTACTTTGTACCATGTACCATGTGTAGTAGAGTTACAAGCACCCACTTCAACGAAGTAAGTGGTGTGTCATTGACGTTTGCCTCCTTTCAGGAGAGAGCATTTTGGATACTCTCTCAGTTAAAATCCTGGGCCTTCTTCATTGCCTAGCATACTTTGTTGCCCTTGGATAACTTCTTCTTTGACTTCATTGGCTGGTGTTGGTTCTACATCAATTATCTTTTCTTCTTTTGATTCTTCTTCCTGAATATCTATAGGCTGAGTATTTGCCTTTTCTTTGATTTCTTCTTTGACTTCATATTCAACATTGTCAACCATATTAGATTTATCATACTTTTCATCATCATCTACACTTTGAGCATCATTGAAAGCTTCTATCAATACGTCGCTATCGTCTGAAGTATTTACAAACAGCTTACAGCAGCGGTTAATAACAGTCTTCTTCACCATTTGATCTGTAAAATTCTTATGTGCGCCACTATTGCCTTTTGCATAACCTTGATTCCAAGCTGCCCTTATTTGATTCATATTCATTACTTCAGTGTAGATTGGACCATGTTCACCCATAACCACAGCAAAAGCACCTTTGATTTTATTATTGTCTACATTCTCAAATTTAGGGTTAAACTTAGTTATCTTTAAGGTACATGTATCTAAGTCAAATTCCTGCTCAAATTCATCACCTTCGTAAATTACAAAAGCTTTTATATCTTTAACGCCTCTTAATCTTTTTGTAGCTGCTATAGTTCCCATGTAGGACCTCATAAGGGTTAGTTTCCCACCGTACACTACAAAATAAGCTTGTTTCTTGCTAATGGACAACCCTTGTATTACCATATTAAGAAGTGCATTAGCTATACTTTCTTTGCTGCATACTTGTAAAGCCGGTTGATGGTTTTTGTCCTCTGTTTCCTGAAGAACTAACCAAGCTGATTTTAAAGCATTAGCATAGCTGTAGTTTGCTGGAAACTGGAGATTGTTCTCCTTTTCCAAGTCCTTCACCCTATTTAACACTTGATCTGATAAGTTTTTTTCCATTGTAGTTATTGCTTTATTATTTTCCATTTTCTATTCCCTCCAATGTATTAATTTTTTCTTTAAAAGTTTTCATATCAACCCATGAAGATAAACAAAAATCTTCATGATATAATCTTATATTTAATTTATTGCCACGTTTGGCTATCAAGGTTTGCATTGGCAATTCAACGTATGCAACATTATTTTCATTTAGCATGTCTTTAAAATCATTAAATTGTTTAGACAAATCTGCCATTATAATTCCTTCCTCTCTATTTTAAGTTCTTTATCTTTACTTACTACTAAACATACCATTTGTGAATTGGTTGGTAGTATATCGTTGATGCTCTCAGCATTATCTACAAATACAGGAACTTCGATTTTATAATGATCTGATAGAGCAACTATAATATCTAAGCCTGCATTAATTCTCATGGCTGAGTTAAGACTTTCATATGGAACTCCATTAACCGTAGCTGTGCAGCACTCCTCCAAACCGCCATTTATCAAGCTATTAAACAATTTAAAGTTAACTAATTTGAATTTATTGTTTATGCTGCTTTCCATAAGCTCAACTTTAGTTTTAATAAATTCCTCACATAAGAACTCTTGACCCTCTATTTTCGCTATCTGTTCCCCTAATGCTTTTTCCTGATCCATTAATTCTTGTATTCTAGCTTTTATAGTTTCATTTTGTTCTTTTGCCATAAGTTGCTTTTTAACTTCATCCATCTTGGCTGTAAATTCTTTTTTCTTATCTCTTAATTCTGAGGCTAAATTATTATTTTCTATTCCTTCAGATCCTTCAGTTATTAAAGCTTTCATGTAATCAATTTCCTTTAATAAGTTCTGATATTCTTCATTTTTACTTAATACATCTACTGGCTTAAATTCTGATATTGCAATTTCAATTCCTTTAACTTCGGCTGTAAGCTCCTTTATATCATTTTCTATGTTTCCTATTGCATTGTCTATGCCTTTTATATCCTCTTGAAGTTTTTCAATTGTAGTTTTGCCCTCTTTGCCTTTTTTGCCTATGGCTGAAAGTTCTCTTGATTTATTTTGGTTGAAGTTTTCTACTATTTCAGCTTTTTTAGTTTCAACGTCATGTTCTTCGAATGGTCTGTTACATGTAGGACATATAAACTTAGATTCATCAAATATTAATGCTTTTTTATTAACTTCATGCCATTTTGCCCTTAATTCGTCGTTAGCCTTAGTTACATCGGCTATTGTATTTTCACAAATTGTCTTCTTTTCAAATAGGTTATTTAGCTTATCTTCTGCTGATCTCAATTCATATTCTGCCTTTTGAAGCTTGGATTTTAATTCAAATAGCGGTTTATCCTTATTGCTGTTAGCTTCGTTTTCTATAGCTTGTAATTTGCTTTGTAAGCCATATAATGCTTTTTGCTTTTCCAAAGTATCTTTAGCGACTTTTCCATTGTCTAAAAGCTTATCTTCAATATCTTTTAAGTCATTTTCATAAGTCTGCAGTTGTTGTTCTAAATCTTTCCAATCATATTCATTCAGGGAGTTATTCAATTCATCTATTCTATAAGGTATTGATTTTATATCGTCATTAAGTTTCTTTCTCCTGGCTGCTGTACTTCTTTTTAATGTGTCAATGTCTTTATCCTCTAGTAGCGGTGTCAATGCTCCTAATTCACTGTTATAATTAATTACTCTATCCTTTGTTATATCTCCAACTATGTCTAATATTACATTCCTTCTATCCTGCCATTTTAGAACCGTATTAAAGTATAAAGGGTTGCTCACAAGCTTGAATAGTTTTTCATCAATTATGCTATTTATCTTATCCTGGTATTCACTTTTCTTAACTGGTACCTCATCTATATAATAAAGTGTTTCATGCCCTGTGAATTGCTTTTCTGCTTCTCCTTTTTTCTTAGTCCACTTTTCTTTAAAAGTTTTAGTTAGCGTTACTGGCTTCTCGTTGACCTCCAATACTGCGGTTACTGTATGTTCTAATCCATGAATAGCTTCGTTATTGCTATCTAGTGTTTTGATCTCAAAGTCCTTTCTGTCTTGGCTGTCTTTATCGAATAGTAACCAAAAGAATCCATCTGCTATAGTAGTTTTGCCTGTTGCGTTCTCTCCTGAGATAGAAGTTTTCTCCCCAAATTTTACGTCTAAGTCCTTAACTCCTTTAAAGTTTTTAAGAGTAAGACTTATAAGTTTTATTTTATTCATTTTTACATATCCCCTTTCCCTTTTATCTAAACCTCATAATCCTCTTGAGTCTCCGCTATCAATAGTTCTCTTTCTTCCTTATCCTGCTTCATTAAGTCCTTAGTCATTTTAACCATTTGATCGTGATACTTCTCAGCATCCTTAAAGCTTATTCCTAATGACTTAGCAAGTTCGTTGATAGCATAAGCCCTGATATTATTGTCGTGTAGCTTCTCTGCATCAACATATGGTATATCTTTAGTGATAGCTGTCTTAGCTATTTCAAAACACCTTTCGTTGTCTGCTTTTTTAAGGTTTGTAATATTTTTTATCATTAACTTTCCCCCACTCACTTATATTTTTACCTCTAAGCCTTTTTATTTTTTAAGTTTGTCTTGAAGCTTCATTGTTACGTAGGCATTTTTAGTTATACCTAGTTTTTTTATTTCTTCTTCGATCTTTTCATTTAATTCTGCTGGGATTCTAATTGAGAACTTTACAAAATTCTTATCTGTCAATGTCTTTACCTCCCTTCCATGATTTTATTGTATCACCCTTTTAGTTATTTGTCAAACCTTTTTGCAATCTTTTTTCACCTCTATTTAATATTATTTTACCCTTTTTAAATCCTTTTATACATATAAAAAGGAACCTTTTTTCAAGGCTCCTAGTACGTATTGTAGTTGAATTGCGAATTAAGTATGTTGTTCATTAACTGCAATTAGTAGTCTGTTTAATTCATCATAGTAGCCATTAGAGTAATGGAGATTGTTAAATCTTGATACCATATTTCTACCCTTGCACTTATTGACTTCTTTTATAAAATTACATATGTTTTTAAAATAACATCCATGAACGCTTAACTCGTCTGTAGTCCATTTGTGGTTATCATCACATTTATGTCCTATGAGATACCATATCCCTCTATCTCCCCTGTAATCCAGTTGAAAAAACACATACTTATCTACATCAATTTCTACTATTGGATATTCAACCCAATCAATTGTCTGTCTTATACATTCTAAATTTAATTTCATTACCTTTACTCCCTTCAGTTAATACGCATAATTTTCAGATTACGTTTTATTTGAGGTGGTTTTAAGATGCTTTTACCACCTCATAGACTATTTTTTAATTGGTAAGTAGTCTGTTACTTTATTCCCATAAAGCCCTCGTTCTTCCGCTGTTCTATTTAATTTGTCCACATCTATTCTTTTAGGTAAAATTTCTTCCTTATCTCTATAACAATAGTTGCTGTTTTCGTCCCAACAACCTTTAATCATTTCTGTGCAGTTTCTACAGTCCTTAGCCATTTATTGTCCCTCCAATTTTTTAAATAATGCTTCTATTAAAGTTGATTTGCCATGTTCAACATGTCCTATAACACCTATGTTTATTTTCTTTTTATGCTCATAATTTGTGCATTTCTTACCATTCCAAAATGTACAATCTCTATAACAATCCCAATTGTTTATTCCTATACATATAGTACAATGTAGCCTTCCTTGTTTATCTTCACTGGTTTCGTTGCTATAGTTCATAAAATCACTCCTTCGCCTTTTTTAACTTTCTTATAACTAAAACCAGCATCTTTAATAGTTTTTTCAAATTCTTCATCAGTCATATTGTCAAACATCGAGTTTAATTCTTTTAATTTTTCTTCTTTATTCAAAAAATTCACCTCATTTACTTCACATATTTATCAGTTCACTAATTAATTCTTATACAATATTTTCGAATTGTGGCTTACCATCCTGCAAATTCATGTAAATTTTCATATTCTTCCTTTGGCATTTCAAAGCATTTAAAAGTCAATCCTTCAATATCATACTTTTCACCAATATTTAAATTCGATATTTTTTCTATGCAATCTTTTATATCAATATTCCATTCTTCACATTCATTAAAATCTTGCACCTCATTATTAAAATCCTTTGGATTCTTAGTACACCATCCAGTTTCATTGCAATAATAAATTTGATATAACTTAACCATATCATTAATAATTCTACTTTGTACTTTGCCACTAGGAGTAATAACATAACCGCCACAATCGCATTTCATTCCATAATCTTTTGGTGTTGTATTGGATATATCATGTTCTTTATTACATGACCAACAATACGCTAAAATTTTCATTATTTAATCTCTCCCTTTTACTTCACAATATCTTCAGGTTGTGCATTTATCATTAAATTTTAAATATTGAGTGAATTACCTATACAAACTTTCAACTATTTTTATAACTTCTTCTTTTCTTAAGCCCAATCTTTGAATTTGAGAATTTAAATCTTTTTTAAATATATTTATTTCAGTCTTTTCAATGCTTGAATTACTGACTATAAATCTCTCAACTAATGGTAATTCACTTTTACCAATCCATTTTAACCATGCCCCACAATCACCACAAATTAAAGCCTTTTGACTTCCTCTGTCATCAATAAATACATCTACACTACCACACTTAGTACAAGCATAATTTCTCATTTTAATACCTCCATTTACTTCACAATATAATCAAATTACGATTCTTATTCGGTCAATCCTAAATCCATCATTGTGTCTAAATCTATTAAAGCTGCATCATAAAGTTCTTTTATATCATTTTCTAATATGAGTTTTACAAACTCAGTTCCTTTGTCTTCTGTCCACCCATGCCTTATAGATGTTCCCCAAGAGATAAAATTCGCATGATCCATAAGAATTATCAAGGAATAAGTCAGTGCCTCACTTTCTAGTTTTTCTTTTATCTGTTCCACATCATACACATAATAAGTCTTTTCGTTTTTAAAAGTACTGAAGGCATCTTTTAAACTTTTTAGTATAGGCATTTCCCCAGTACCATAGCAATAGCAATTAAACTTTTCCCACAATGGATAGAATTTTAATATTAATTCTTTGTTTTTTAGCATAGTTTTCGCTTCACTTTTAACAGCATAAATATAAAATTTTTTTATTTGAATGTTCTTATTAAATATATTCTTGTTTTCGATAAGTCCATCAAATTTAGCGGCTTCTCTTTCTATGTTTTCTTTTGTGGCATCTTTTGAATATAAATCTATAAATAATAGCTTTGTTGAACCATCTATATATTCAATTAAAATTCGTCCACCTTCTTTAAAATGTTTGATAGCTTCTGGCTTAGGCACTTCTTTCCGTTCAAATTCAAGTGTTCCTTTAATAAAAGGTATGTCGAATTTTTTATCAAACTCTTCTGCACTACAGGTAACTTTACCCATAAAATCATTTTTTAACACGATTGTCACTCCTTATTATTTAGAATTTATTCTAGTAGTGTGTTTTCTCTCCTTAATTAATCACCTGTCCCACCGCTATAGCAACACTTATTCCTGCTAATAGATATATTGCAATTTTTATTAGTTCCATACTACTACTTCCCATATTCACTATTTATATAAAGCTTTGCATCTCTGCCATATCTAGGCGTTATGGTTATACTTGTATTACATTGAGCAACTATATATTCAGCTCCTGTTTCCGTATCTACATAAATGGATATAGTTCCATCTATAACATTCCCTTGACTGTATACCTGAATAAACTTATCATTACCGGCCTTGGCTGGTGTATCTGTGCAGCTGGTAAAAGCCATAACACTTAAAGTAACAACTCCCACTGCTAGCAATAGATTGATTATTTTATCTCTCATTTATTTTTCCTCCCCTATTTCCTTTTTAATTATATCTCCCAAAATAGGCATTATTATATCTGCAAAAGCATGAGCTTGAGGTGAAAAACCTTCTATAATATCAAATGAATACCATGGTTCATCATAATATTTGCGTACAATGCTACTCTCATAACATTGATGCTGTAAACTTTCACTAGAAAGGTAATAATCAAATTCAATTATTTCATCCCATAATTCTCTTGCCTGTTCTTTGTCTAATTCCCCTTCTTTTCTTGCCCTTATAACTTCTTCTTTCCAGGCTTTTTCGGTTTTTTCCTCATAATAGTGTTTATCATCTGCTACCTTGCCTAGAAAATATGGTTTATCACTAACTAGTTCTAATATAAAATGCTTAAAACTTTTTCTGCCATGACTAGGCCAGCTGTATGAATAATTGTCATAATCTGATTGAGCATTAAATAGCCCTCCATTTTCATCTATAGTAATTGTTGCCCATCCATAATCATCTACTAGCCTTATATCGTATCTTTCACATGTAGATTTTTTAAAATTATATTTTTCCATTTACATATCCCCCTTGATTTATATTATCCCCTATATGAACCATAGAGGCACTTTTTAGCTTGTTTTATTACTTAATTGAATAAATCCTTTGCCATCTCAAAATGTATCCCCATATTCGTCATTTCGGTATTAAACCACTGTTCTAATTTATCAAGTCTTTTTTCATTCTTTTTGCTTAGTGTTGCAGCGGAATTATATTTGTCTAGTAGCTTGGAATATTCTATAATCATTCTTTATCACCTCTAATAATTTTTAAATTAGGCTTGTTTTTAGGTTCCTCGTAATTTTCGTGATACTCATTTACAAAGTAATCACAATTGCAATGTATATATAAATAGCCACTCTGTTTATCCCAACTTAAATGATGTATTCTTCTTATCCTCAATTCTGTTTCAACTCCATGTAATTCATAACCATTACACCATCTATCCAACATAGGAGTTTCACTGTATAATGCCACCGGTATTTTTAAATCCTTATTTCTTATACAGCCCCTTTCATCCACTTTGAATACTAAACAACTTTTTTCATCCCTAGGAGATTCTTGACTAGTACATTCCCCTCCATGAGTGCGGTTTCTGATACAATAAGCACATTGTAGTCTGTTAGGTATAATTTTCATTCTTCATCGCCTCCGCTTATAATTTCTATATTTTCAAACTCAAAGTATTTTCTAAGATGTATTTCAATTAAAACCAAAAACTTGTTTTCAATCATTCCCTTTACAAAGTCATTAGGACATTGAATTATGATCTTATTTTCATTTTGGCTTATATCCAGGACATTAATAAAAGAATAAAAACCTATTTCTGAATTTCTCTCTATCATATCAGCTTTTATAGAATTAAAAAACTTATCTAGGTCATTAGGGGAGAGAGAGGCTTCTCTATTCTTCCTCTTAGTATTATTAGAGTTAGTATTATTAGAGTTAGTATTATTATATATACCCCCTTTTCCATTACCTGCGTCCCCCATATCTGAATTATCCATAGTACGGGTATTCAGTACATGGCTTTCATCTAATAATTCATATTCATAGTGGAAAATACCTTTCTCATTTTTTAACTTATATTGCACTAAATACCCCTTGTCTTTAAGTTCTTTCCATGTTGAATTGAAAGAATCTCTACCTTCTGAACAATCTTTTTTTAATTTGTTTTTATATAGAATATAATTTTCCATGGTTATATAAGATTGAATTAAAGCATACAAACCCTTTGCTTTTAAACTTAAACCCGGATCTCTTAAAGCCTCATTGCTAACCTGAGCAAAATAAACCTTCTTTTTTCTAAAAGCTCCGTTATCATTCAAATTACCATTCACTTCCTTTGAATATTTCTATAAAATCGTAGTATACTAATAGTACATATAAATTTTAATATCCCTTTTGTTTTCCGGTGAAGCAAACACCGGTTTATTTTTTTACCTCCTTTCCGTACTTTTTAAATAAATCCTCTAGGGCTTCATCTACTAGCCTAGCCATAGGTATTCTGGTTTCTTTTGCTAGTTCTTCTATAGCTGTTTTGTAAGTATCTTCAGTCATTGTGTTGAATTTTATTCTCATTTATTCACCTCCCTTAAACTTATTATATCATGATAATTCATGATTATGCAACACCTATTTAGAAATATTTTCAAATAATTATTTGCAACAAGATATAACTTGATGTACAATATAATTGTTAAGTAATCGTGGCAAATTCGACAAGTCAAATTCCCTAGTTAATTAAGAAAGAGGCCTGCTTATATCCAGGGGCTTCTTTTTTATTTGCAATTGTAAATATTTTGCTTTATAATAATCTTGTGTTTATGTTTATATTTGTTTTTCAATAATCACTAACCCTTTACTCGAAAGAAGTAGCTTGCAGACTGCTTCTTTTTTATTTGCAATTATTTTCCTTTAGGTATATAATGTAAATATATTTATATTTATAAGGCTCATTTATCAATTCTCAACTCATTTGACAAATACATATTCCCTAGCCAAAAGGAAGTCGATAATGCCTAGACTTCCTTTTTTATTTGAATTATAATTAAAATATCAAATACATAGAGGTTTGATATGAGGTAACAACATGGAGCTATGCTGTGACATAGTGTGGGTTCAAGTCCTACTATCTCATACAAGACAATAGAGGGTTTTCACCCTCTATTTTATTTGCTCATAGTTTTATACCTCTTACCGCTAAAACCTCTCTTAAAAGCGTGCTTATTGTCATTCTGAAGTACTTCCTCTTTGCCATTCATATTCTTTTTTAATTCCTCTATTATTTTCAATAAAGTTTTATTCTCCTGCTGAAGCTTTTCATTTGTTTCATCCTTCTGCCTATTCATGTGCTGGAATGATTTTAAAGTCTTATCCATGTAGTTTACTTTCATTTTAAGCATTTCTTCATGGGCCGCTTTAGCCTGTAAAGTTTGCATGTCTGTTTCTTTAGAGTTATTATTAATCCTTGCATACCAATTGCGAATGCTAACATGTTTTGCTTTGCTGTACCGGCATCCTCTCTGCATTACAGGAAAAACCTTCTGCATATGGTCTGCGTAACTATCCTGCATATCTCTTAAAGCCTGGTATCCGTTGAAATACTTATAGTTTTGCAAGGTATAGCAGCCTTTTTTCTCATTCCATATCCGGGGTATTAAAAGGCAATGCAAATGTAATGTTGTTTCGTCATCATGGGCAAAAACCGCTCTTATATTATCTTTGAAAGTTTCCTGCAGCCATTCCAAATTAGTGTTTTTCCATAATTCTATTTCCTGTTTTGACATGCCTTTAAAGAATTGAGGTGTAGCGGTCAATAACAATTCTCTGCCAATCACGCTGTTTTTATATATCTTTGTGTCTTTTAGATATTCTTTAGTATCTTCGTATAAATCATTGGATCCTAAAAGCTGCTCATTATATTTAAATCTCTCAGGATCCGCATTAGGTGTTTCCCTTTCTCTTTTCATATGTTTAACAAATCCTTTAATGGATGGAATTGTTTTGAACTTTTTCTCCGATACTCTGAAAATACAATAAATGGGCATTTTGTTATTAAAAGCATAAGGCATATCTTTTCTGTATTCGTTGGTTACTTTTTCCTCTTTAAGTCTAGCATCCATTTTCTCAACTCCTATTCATTTAGTAAAAACTAATTATCAAGCTATTAGAAGAAGGATACATTGTATATTCCACTTCCCTATTAATAACCGAATTAAAATCAATCTTTTCGATCCCTTCCTTGTCTTTCAAATTCTTTTTAACAAAATTTACATAATTATTGATCTTTATGCTCTCCAAAAGTTCGTCTAAATCTTCATTTTCTGTAAGTTTAAATTTCATTATAGATGGGAATATACAATTTTTTTTGCCACAAATTATTAACACATCTATATATTTCTTAAACCAATTGCAATCTTTTACAAACTTAACAAAACATTTCTTAATATCATCATTATTGGAATTGACTTTTATGTCTTTACAAAATATTCCTAACATGAATAATCATTCCTCCCTCTTTAACTGCTCCAATACTTTTTCATACACACATTTGCTGCACTCAAAATAAACTGGACAACTATCACAACTTTCCTGACTTTCACAAAGTGATTTATACATTTCAAATAATTGTCTTACCAATTTGGTATCTACCAAGATTATTCCTCCTTAAAATTGATAAAAACGAGATATACAGGTTATAAAGATATACAGGTTATAAACACACTACTAAAATAATTTTATTTAGCAAAACTTCTCTGATTATTATTAACTTTCCTGTTAAAATTATGCTTCACAATTTGATTCTCTTTTTTAATCTCGACTACTTTTTCCTTGTCTTTATACTTCTGGTTTTCTGTTGTAAGTCTATTATTTTCAGCAGTAAGTAACTTTAGTTCATTTTTGAGCTTTTCATTTTGCTTGCTAACATTATCTACAATATGATTAACTGTATCTATAGATTTCTGTATGCTCTTATTTTCGCTTTTAAGAGTGTTGTTTAATTGAAGCATCCTTTCATATGCTAACTTGTATTTAACGTCTTCCTTGGCTTCTGTGTTAGTTTTAAGGATATTATTTTCTTTAGCTAAGTATTCCTTTCCTGATTCTAATTCCCTGATCTTTTCATTAAGTTCATATATCTTATCAAACAGAAACTCCTTGCTTACTGCATACATATACTGAACCTTACCTTTACTGATTTGTCGTAGTAAGATATTGTTTAGCTTTTCTTTAATTGACATTTTACTGGCCCTCCTTCATATTCTTATTTAAAAGCATTGCTTTGTCTTCATAGTATCTATACTGCTTCGCTAATATTGGTTTTAAGTTTTGGGATATAATAAGAACTTCATCTTTTTTTAGCCTTCTAATTTCATCAGGAGTAAACACATTTTTTTTCATCTTTACAGTTCTATTGCCCTGCACTATAGGAATCTCCTTATCACCATTTAGTGTTGTAAATTCTCTTAACATTTCTACCTCTGAATAAGCTGGTAAGATGCACTTCGTCTGCATAGCATTTAAAATTGATCTAGTTCCATTCCTTCCGTATACATCAATCAACGCTGAAACAGATTGTAGGACAAGTAGGAAAGCATAATTTGACTCTCTTGAACTATTTACTGTTTGTGCTAAGGTTGGTATTCTGCCTAGGTTTTGCGCTTCGTCTAAAAGCCAAACAATGTTATTTTTATTGTTATCATAATACTTTTTACATTTTTCTATTAATTGGGTATACATGATGCTCATTAATGGGGAAAGATAGTTTGAATCTTCAGGGAAGTATTTAATGTAAAGAGAAACCCTTTCATCTCTTAACATTTTATAATTAAAGTCTGAATAGCTTGTTTTAGATGCTATCTGAGGGTCAAGCCAAAACTTTGTATTTGTTGCTAGTGTACTTAATATAGATGTTAATGGTCCACCACTGCTGTCTTCATCCTGTGGAACTGACATATTGAAAATGTTGAATTGTTTTACAACATTTTGATTTTTAGAATTACCAAATACTATTTCTATGTCTTCTGGTTCATTACTAATTAAAAAATCCACCGCTTCAGATATTGTGTTGTGTGGCCTTTTTAAATCTTTATGATAAAACAAGCTTGCCGCTAAAAGTGCTGTAGCTGCTTGAATCCAAAAAGCATCATTGCTGCTAAAACTTCCACCGCCATTACCTGAATCCAGTTTGATTGCTAGTGTTCCAGACATAAGAATGTCTTTTGCTAGTTTCTCTACTTCTGAATAAGTTTCTGCCCATTCTAAAGGGTTATAATGTCCATGTGTGCCTAGCGGTTCAAATAAAAATATTTTTCTGCCTATGCTTTTTTGATAACATGATGTGTCTCTCCATAGTTCTCCTTTAGAATCATTGATTACTATGCTTGTATTTATAGGAAAATGATTAATTAGAAGCTGAGTATACACAAACGGAGTAGTTTTGTGCTGCCCTGGAGGGCCTATAACAATTACATTTTGCAATGAAGATTTCCAACTTAATTGATATTTTTTACCGATTTTATTTTTTCCAATTATAAAACCATCTTTGCCTTTAATGTCTTCTAAGTCATTAGTAACTCCACCTGTAGCACTCTTAGTTCTACCTTCAAAAACAATTGGTATAGCAGCACTAGCAGCGCAAAAAGCCATCCCAGCGTAAAAAACCTTGTTTATTAATTCCATATCTAATCCATACATATAAACACTCCATTTAATTATTTTTTATGAATAATAAATTATGTACTGGGCATAATAATAGTATCGAATAAAACAAAAGGAGATGATTTTTATGTATATAATCGTAGCCGGAGGATTATTAACTTATGCCGGATATTGTATATATCAAATTTTGATGTAGTATACTTACTACTACTTTTAATATATTCTATGATTATAGATTTAAAATTGATACAAAAATTTGCAAATTAAAAACCACCAGTTATTAATTTACTGGTGGTTCATCATAGTTATATTCAATTATTTTATTTTTCTCTTTGTACCACCTATCTACATCAGCCACCACAAAAATTACGCTTCTTCCTCTCCTCTTGAAAGGCATTCCCTTCTTCATATATCTTTCTATAGTAGTACGACTAACGCTATAATATTCACACAAATCCTTAACAGTACATTCTTTCTTTTCCATCTTATCGCCCCCTAATACAATATATGCAACATCTTATAAATAATTGCAAAAATAATTTTAAAAAAGTATGCAACATTTAGCAATGTGATACATAGTATGTAATATAAAGATTTAAAAATTAAAAAGGGGATATGTAAATGAAAACATTCAGATTCAATAGAGAAGGGCTAAATCAATGTATGGCATATACAGATTATAAAGAAATAGCTAAAGAGATGCTTGAAAACAACCCTCAGATACTCCCAATGGTATTAATAGGTGTATTAGGTCTGTCAATATTTTTAATAAGTCCTGGTGCATCACAAGTCGCATATAAGGCGTCCTTAGATGATACAACATCTATTATCGCATTTAAATTTTTAGGAGGTTTTTAATATATGGATAATTTAATAAGCGGAATGATATTAGTTGAGAAAACATACGGAGATTTGCACTTGCTTTGTGCTACTCCTTATGGCTGGAAAGTGGTTGATGCAAATGGGAGTTATATCGAATTTGATCCTAGCAATTATTCAAAGGCTTATATTCCTGAAAGTTACGAAGATCCTTGGACACCATTAGCAGGCACGATAAAAGGAGGAGAAAGTATCTAATGGAGATAACAAAATACTTGCAATTCCAAGGGAAGGAACTAGAGATTGATTCTTTAGAAAAAGAAGTTAAAGGCATATGGAAGAAACAAGGCAAGCTATTAAAAGATATAAAGGCATTGAAGTTGTATATAAAGGTTGAGGAAGGTATGTGTTACTATATAATAAATGATACTTATAATGGGAGTTTTTCAATAGAGTAGGTTTTGAGCCTACTCTATGTTATTTTGCTTGTATATTAGTTGCTGCAGTATTCACTTGGTCGGTAACTATAGAAGGACTAATCAAAGGAGTTAATTCAGTCCCATCTGGTGCGACATATTTTGTTACAGGTGTTACTGTGATTTGTTGAATAGTCTGTTGTTCTGTTTCTTTTACAGCTTCTTTACATTTATTAACTTCTCCTGCTATTGCTTGTCTTACTAAATTAATTTCTGCATCTGTTATGCTAGGGAATTGTTGCTTTATCATAGCTTCAAAAGTATTAATCTTAGTATCTGCTAGGTTCCCTAGCCTTGCATCTTCTTCAATTGCACTAAAAATATCTGCTGCAACAGTTTTTAATTTTCCGTAATTAGCAAATCCTGCTTTAGCAATCAATAGCTTAACAGCACTAGGAACTACTTTTTTAATCTCATAAACTAAAAAACCACTAACACCGGTAACAACATAAGGTATTGCCGCATTAATTAAACTTGTTAAATCAACCATTTAAATATCCACTTCCTTTTTATCTATTTCTATTTGTATTATGTACTTATCTTCTTTTATCTGCATTTTCACCTTTGCACCTTTTAATTCCCTTCTTGCCAATTCTTTGTATATAGCATAGAGAGAAACATTTTTAAGCGGGCTGGAATAACCGCTGTTAAAAGTATGCCCCATAAAACCACCTCTTTAAAACAATCTTTTAGAACCGCCTTGGCCCTTATTATTATTCCAAAATACTTCAGGTGCGCCGCCTTTTCTTAAAGTCACATAATTACCTCTATCTAAATGAACACCCATGTCACCATCTGCTCTTTTTTCAATATAAAAGCCTGTGTCACCTAAAGGGAAAATATTAGGCCCAGTTGGTATACTTTCGTCATAAGTTGGTGCTTTCTGTGTGGTAGTTTGACTTGTTGTTGCTTGTACTGTTTGCCCTGTTAAGGCTTGAACTATTGCGTTTGCTATTTTATCACTACCTAATGAGTTATATAAATCTGCATCTGATTGAGTATCCACAAAACATACTTCTATCAATATTGCTACTGGGCTACTATGTCTTATAACATATAAACCGCTACCATCTTTTACGCCACGATTAACAAAGCCCAATGCTACTAGATTAGTTAAAACTTTAGAGGCTAAAGCTTTTCCAGCAGCACTCATAGCAAATACTTCTGTCCCTTTTCCTTTTCCTGCGTTTAAATGAATAGAAACTAAATAATCGGTTCCACTTGCAGCATCACATCTTCTTTGTAAACTATCTGTAACACTTGAAGCCTTGGTTGGTCTTGTATTCCATGCTGTATGTCCTAAAGCTTCTAATTTAGATATAACTTTGTTAACTATATCTAAAGAACAATCTTGTTCATTTAAATACCCTTCTGCTCCTGTATCTGGATAAATTCCATGTGCTGCATCTATAGAAAACTTACTCATGTTTTCCAACATCTCCTTTTTTTGAATTGCCCAAACAGGCATATGTACGATCATCAATTCGAGATATTCTTCTTTGATTTTCAACAGCTATCTCTAAAATTGTGTCCAATTTATTATTTGTTTCTTTCTGATCCTTGTCATTAGTAACCATTTCTCTGGTCAATGTTGTTACTAATGTGTCTATTTTGTCACACAGTTTGTCTACCTTTTTATCACTTGATGTGATAACTTTACCGTTTTGCCTTGAATTTAGAATTACGCTTATTAAAACTATTAATAAGGCTGCCCCTGCAATTCCTAACTGTAAATATCCATTTGTAATTGTATCTGTTACCGGCATGGTCCACCTCCATTGTAAGTAAAAAAGAGTGGTATACTTACTACTATTCTTTAAGTAAATAATACCACTCTTTACAAATGTTTGCTACAGGTTTAATTTATAATGTTCTTGAATTGCATGTCAATCTTCATCTACATATTCAAAACCATTTTGCTTTCCCTCTGCTTTCAACTCAATTAACGCTCTATTAAAAAAACAGGTTTCATCAAGAATAGTGCCATCTTTAAGCTTTACATAGTGTTCAAATTTTTCAATTTCACGTCCACAATCTTTACATCTCATGGTATCACCTCGATTCACATTTTATTCAAATTACGTCATTACTTTTATAGTGCCACAACTTTATGTTCTATAATTTATAACATAAAAAAGAGCTGTCAATGACACACCACTTACTTCGTTGAAGTGGGTGCTTGTAACTCTACTACACATGGTACATGGTACAAAGTACCTCCCATCTCAAGCGTAGGCTACGATACGGTGATTGACAACACCGCAAACTATAGAGTGTACTCTATAATCTCTAAGAGTGCCTAAATAACGGTTTTCTCTTAGTTATATATTTAATTTTATCATAAGAAAGTGAGGTGTAAAAGTGGTAAGTATAAGAAGTTGCTTGTCAGCAAGTGGCAATTCCTCCCCCACTTTAGAAGTAGAAGTATCCTTGCCACGAATGGATGAAAGCTATAGCTCTTAATATTATTTAGTTTTAGCTTTTAACATCTCACTAGCTTTACGGATGCAATAAACATTAATTACAAAACCTATTGTACCATTTGTAAAGAAAGTTCCTAGTAGAACTAATATAGCCATCATAAAGGTTCTTTGATAATCAAAATACATTGAAAAATGTAATCTAAAGTAGCATAACGCAACAACCGCATCTAGTATTACAAGTATTATAAGCTTCTCTGGTGAATCAGGAAAAAAGTTAAATGCAACAATGCTACACCCATAAAAAATAATCATACTTAAAATTAATAAATTTTTGTTTTTCTTTATATCCATTTTGAACCACCCCTTTCTATTATATACCTAAAAGGGGTGGAAAAGTCCACCTTAATTGTCATAAGGATTAGCTTTTCCTTTTTTCTTTGTAGGTGCTTTTCCTTTCTTTAATACAGCAGCTTTATTAGATAAGCTTTGAAGTAATTGGCTTTTCTTTTCTAGTGATATATTGGCTTTAGAGATTAAATCCGCTTGCTGTCTTATATAAGTAGCTTTGCTGGAAGTATTATATTTTATATGGTCTTCAATGTTAGACTTCAGTTCAGTTGGAGAAACTATGCTACTGTCACCATTCATAAGTTTATTTGCCTCTGCTGCTGTATCTATTATTTGCTGTCTTAAAGATTTAACTTTTTCTGTTTCTCCGTTTTGCATAGCTTCAAATACTTGTTTTGATAAATCCGCTATAGTTTTATTGGCTTTAGTAAATTCACTGGACACATTTTCCTCATGCGTAACAACTTTAGAATCTATGTTTTCCGAGAAGTTTTTATCCGCTGCTGCTGTTTTGGATTTTTGCATGTTGTCGTAGAAGTCCTGTACATCCTGGTTATTATATAACGGATCTGCTGTAAATCTTGTGGTAACAGGAGAAAGTATATCATCTAATTTGCTGTCGCCTTTTGTGTTTGACAAAGTTGTCATTGGAAGTACAAACTGTCCTATAACGCCAGTGTAGGATTTAATAACATAGTCTACCTGTTTAGGTGATAAGCCTAGCTTTCCAAATAGCTTTCCTATTTCACTGGTCTTTTCATCATACTGTAACTCCGCTGAACGTCCTTCTATTGACTGGGGAACAATTGCCCTTCCAGCAAAATCCTTATTAGAAGGCAAATTATAAATAAGAGGAGAAAATATATTATTTTCAATAGGGTCAGTTGGTGAAAAGTTTGTTGCTATTGTATTGCCAAATCCTTTAAAAGCTTCATCATCGCCATTAGACTTCCTCCAAATACGTTCAAATAACGATCCGAATATTACACCATATTCTCTTGACTTAGGTATCTTTATGAATTTATCGCCATAAGGAATTAAATAATAAGTATCTTTAGTTCTATTGTCTAATTTATCATAGTTTGGATTATCGGCATTTACTATATTCTGAAGTACACTTAATGATGTAACACCTATTAATCCCTTAGCTACTGTTGGAATAGCCTTTTTGCCTTTAAACTGTCTAACTAATTTGTCCAAGCCTTGAATACTGGCGTTTAGGTAAGGAACCCAAGCATCAACTTTCTTTGTAACATCTCCACCTCTGCTGAAGTTCGTTGTGACTTCGTTTGAGTCAAATAAAGCTTTTTCTATATCGCCAGTCTTAGCTAAAGTCCTTTTAAATTCTGCAAGCCTTGGCGCGCTTTCAAGGGCATTGTTAAAGGCTTCAACCTTGTTCCCTATTCTACTTAATAAGCCTTCTTTTCTTAGTTGTGCTGCTGACTTATAAGTCTTTTCGCTGTCAAAGAAGTTAGAACCTCCACCGCCTACGCCTTTATATTTTTGGTAACTTTCGGCATTAGTTAGAACATCTTTAAATGCACTCCCTAAATTGCCTACAGCTTTTAAAGGATTATTTTCCTTAGAGTTTATCATATACGTTGGAATATCTCTTGATACATTGGATATTGCAAATAGTGGATTTTTAGTTGTTATCAATGCTTTAAATAAATTCGTAGCTGCTTTTGCTTTCCTCGTTATATCTCCTAAGTCACTTTTGTTAACAGCCTTTAAAGCATCTAGGAAAGGTTTATTATTAATCTGAAGATTAACACGTTCTCCATTTTCTAGCACTGTAACAATGTTGTCGTGATTATGATTAATCTCAACATCTTTAGGAATTATTTCAGCAAAACCTTGTAATTCTGTAGGATGCTGTCTTATTGAATTTAAAGCCTCTTGACCTACTTCATTATATTTTGCAGTTCTTACAGTACGATTAACTAAATTCATAATGTTTTCCACTGGATTTTTTATATCTCTATCTGAACCTTGGGCTCTGCTTAATGGTGTAGATTGGTCTACAAATCCTTTACCGTTAGTCTTTTCTATCCCACCTTCTAATTCTGTAAAGCTTCTATTAGTTGGTATATAGTTAGGATATTTCTTTTTCAAGCTGTTCCATAAATCATCCGATATTAAACCGCTCTTATGGCCCCATTCTTCCATGAAAGTTTTTAACCACTTAGTAACATTGTCTCCGGCTCTTTTTAAATCAGGATTCAATTTTTCAAACTCGTTTACTATATTCTGTGATGATTCACTGTTATGTTTTGGATAAACAGGCTTGTTTTCTGCATATCTTTGAACATTATGTCTATGCAGCATATATTCCCAGAACTCATTTTCTTTTCCTTTAGGAACTTGATTGACTAATTCTCTTAATGAATTACCTATCTTTTTGCCTTTCATATCTACTAATGCACTTGTTAGTATATGATCCACTACACCGCCTACATTTTTAGAGTTAGTAGATTTTATATATGCTTTATCTCCGCTTACCTTGGAAAAATCCGCAGTAGGTTTATTGGTATCGACTATCCTAGTATAGAATTTATTCCAAGAATTTTTAAAACTAAACTTACTATCGTTTTTGCTGGATACTATTTTAACGTCATTTTCAGGCATATTAGGTCTTACTACGTCTTTAAGCTGTTTAAGTCTTTGCTCTGCTGCAAATAGCTGTAGATTAATTGATCTTACTTTTTTATTATCTTTAGCTTTTACAGCTTCTTTTACAGCAGTTTTTAAATTGCTTATATGTTCTTTTAAAGTATTTGCATCATCTATTTTATTAAAATCTATTGAAGCATCATTGGTCTTAACATCGTTAACTTTAACATCATTGCTTTCCATCCTGGTCCTATTCAAGTCGTTAAAAGTCTTTTTGCTAATAGTAATATCTTTTCCGCTCTTATGAGTAGCTATGACATTCTTACCATTGATAGATTTTACAGTAACCTCGCCTATATTCTTAAGATTATATTTTTCGTTCTCTATTATAGGCTTTTTAGGATTCATTAAGCTAGGCATTTTTTTACTAGAATATTTAGTGCTTTGTGGTACTACTTTAGTTGTTTCATGTATTACTTCTTTATATCCGCTTACTTTATTTCCTTTTGGCTTTTCACCTAGTTCTTTTGCTTCGTAGCCCTTCCATACAGGTGTAGATTCTTTCTTTACAGTTTTATAAGGTTGCTCTTTGTATCCGCTAAATACAGGCTTTGTTTCGTGGCTTACTTTTTCCACTGTCTCATATTTAGGATTATTTGTTGCAACTCTATCAGTTGTCTTTTTAATAACTGATTGTTCCCTGTATCTGTTTTCCCTAAATTTTTCTTCAGTCTCATTTACTCTAACGCCCTTGCCAACATCTTTGCCCATCCATTTAGTGTTATTTACTTTGTCAGGTCTTATGCCCATGTCTTTACGCAAGCTTACTGTAGATTCTTTAGTGTTAATTAAAGCATCATTTATATGGCCTTTTCTAACTAAGTTAGACAAGCTCTCCGTTGCTCCTTCACCGTTAGCATTTACAAATACGGAAGTTGATCCAAATTCTTTCATTCTGCCCCTGAGATAATCTGTTGTTGCTTTCTCATTCTCTAGTATCTTACTAGGGATTTCTTGTATTGCCCTTACTTTTAATTTACTGTCCATATAAAATACTGCACTTTGATTGCTGTCAAGCTGTAGTTCTTTACTTGTAATAGCTAGTTGTTGAGGATTCTTTATTGTTTCACCTAATAGTGGATGATCTAAGCTAGGTTTTAATATCTTGTCTTCTCCCATGCCTAAGTCCAATATATCACTTTCAAGCCCTTTGCCTATTGTTGCATACTTTTCACTGTTAATAACTACATGTCCCTTAAAGCCTTTAACATTATCTCTATATGCTTTAGTAGCTTCCAAGTCAGGCTTTGAAGGCGTAGGCTCTCCTGAAGGATGATTATGTAATAAGTAATATCCATCTGCTTTCATTCTTTTCATTCTCTGATTCATTTCGAAAAATGCAGCAGGCTTATTCTTTAAAAATGCAACAGTTGAACCTGGTATTCTTGAAGTCATAGCTTCATGCCCTACTATCTCATTTCCACGAGTATAAATAATACGGAAAGTCTCATATTGAGGGTTTCGGAATATTTGGCCCATTACAGCTACGTCTTTTACATCATTTACTTTTCTTCCTCTAAGTTCGACGTATCCTTTGTGTGCAAGTTCTTTTGAGAAGGAAACACCGACTGTCTTGATGCCATTTCCACTAGTTGTTCCTCCGGTGCTTCGTACTCTATCTTCAAGTTGTCTTGTGCTTTCAATTGCTTCACTTGCAAGGTTCATTGCCTCCTTATCTTTATTTTTGTATAAATGTTGAATTTTACCTAGTAAGTCCGTTTTGTCTTTTTGTTGACTGCTTTTTTCTCCATCCTCTATGAAAGACTGTTTTTCTTCTTCTAATATATTTTTACTATTTAAATCAAATTTAGAGTTGTTGCCTATAGATGATTTAATTTGATTAGGAGAAAAAACAGCATAAGTTTCAGACTTTAATTCCTTCCACACTAAACCATCAATGTCATTATCTTTTAATGCTTTTACAAAATTATTATTGTCAAAGTACATGTAAGCATCCCATTTACCGTTCCTGATTTGGTCTGCAACTTCTTCCTCGTAATTAGGATGCTCGTTAAGTAAGCCCTCTTTCTCTAATAATTTTCGTCTTTGTTCAACTTCACTCTTGTAATAATCATTAATAACAGATGTAGCTTTTTCTCTAGTTATCCCAGAATTTACTAATATATGTCCCGCTGTCACCTGGTCATTTAATGACATGCTCCTTAGATCTAATGGGTTTTCAAGTTTTAAATAAACAGGTGTAATGTTAGCACCCTTCTTTAACTTGTTTTGTTTTCTACCACCCATAGCAAATGTTTCTGCATGTTCAGCATCTTTAGCAAACCAAAAAGCATTACGTCTGCCGCCAAAAGTGCTTATTCCTTTTTTATCTTTTCCAACAAACGTTGAACCATGATAAACCACTAAAGGATTACCCTTTTCATCAGTAACCTTGCTGTCACCAAACCATTTTTTAAATTCAGGTGTTTCCACTTTAGCACCTTCAAAATTATTACTATTAACATTATTATATGCTTCTGCCTTTTCTTTGACTTGATTGCTTTCAGGCTTATCAATAACAACCAATCTAGTATTTACACCTGTGGATCTGTCACTTTCTTTAAAACTACCTTCAGGAAGCTTTTCAGATGTACCGCCTAATCCATCTAGCCATTCTCTAAATTCTACACTCTTTTTATCGTTGGCGAAAAACGGATGTTCACTCATTATAGCTACTATTCTTCCACCTGGTTTAAGCTGTTCATAAGCGTGTTGAACGTGGATAACATCTTGATTCTTTTCAAAAGGTGGATTCATTATTATTTTGTCATACTGCCCTTTATGTTCCAAGAAGTCTTGACTTACTACATTATGCCCTTTTGCTTTTAAAATTTCTGACAGTGAATTATTATATTCTCCGACTTCTAAGTTATTCTTTGGATGCTCTGCTTTTATCATATCTGCAATATGTCCGCTTCCAGCTGAAGGTTCCAATATACTTTCACCATCTTTAATATTAGCTTCTTCCAGCATCCTATCGACTACCTTTTTAGGTGTAGGGAAGTAGCTTTCAAACTTCTTTCCTATAATGCCTCTTTCAAGTTCTTTAACTTTCTTGGCCTGTACTTCTTCAGGAGATAACTTAAAATCACCTTTAGCTTTTTGAAACTCCCTTAACGCAGCTCTAAGCATAGTTGTGTTTTTGATGCCCATAGTTTGAAGCCTTTTATAATCTACTAAATCATAATCTCTACTAAAATCTTTACCTGATCTTTTGAGCTTGTCGTAAAGTTCAATAATATCCTCTGCTATGTTTTTAGTGTCAATATAACGTTCCTCACCTTTAACCTTATTTTGTACTACAGCTTTATCTATTTTCTGTCTTAATCTAGCAGTATTAGGTATACTTACAGTTTCTTTCGTTAGCTGCTTTAATGTTTCGTCGTAAGTTTTAGTTAGTGGATATTCTGCTGTATCTATAGAATTAAATTCAACTTCAGGTTTATCTTTCAATTCTTGTTCATATCGCTTCTTAGTTTCATATGTTCCACTGTTACCAGGATATTTTTCATCAATCATTTTTGAAACAAGCTTATTTTTAGTTGTCCTTAATACGCCTTCTAAGGTTTCAATATGAGTTTTTGCAGTAACACCGTCTAAATGTTTTGCTTCTCCGCTTTCAATTAAATCTGCTATGTTTCTAATGATTTTCTGCTGTTTCTTTAGTGCCTCTCCTTCTGCTTCAGCGTTAGCTGCCATACTTGCCCTTCTAGCTGTGTTGGTTTGTCTATCTGCAAATTTATTATCTATAGTTGATTGCATGTTATCAGCTACAGTTCTAAGTTTGTTGGCAACTTCTTTTTTTCTGCTTGGCTTAACTTCTTCTTTTGCAGTTTCTACTACATCGCCTTTTTTAATAGAGTTAAGTTTTTCAGTAGGATCAAAGTAAAAATTAAATCCTCTTGTAAATCTTGAATAGCCAGCACCGCCCAAGTCCTTCATTTGTTTATTTAAAGTCTTAAAGTCTCCACTCTTATCCTTAAATTTAACTACCCATAAATCTCTTTTATCCCTGGTATCTTGCGTTTTAGATATATCATATTCACTATTAGATTCTAGGTTTGTTACTGTCTTAACTCCTTTTTCTTTCTCTTTAGCTTTAATATCTAAGGACTTTAATTCTTCGTACTGTCTTTGTTCCTCTGTGCTTAATTTTTTCACTCTTTTAGCTAGTTCAAAATCTTCTAATGTGGTAGGATTTTTAATGCTTTCAATTTTAGCCTTTCTTTCTTCTGCAGCTTTATTGTAAGAACTCTTTTTCTTTTCTAGCATTGAATCAAGTTTTTCCTGTGTAAGTTTTTCTAATGAGGATTTAATTTTGCCTTTCATCTGGTCCTCTAAGCGTTCCTTACCGCCATAACTTAAACCGCTTAATGTATCAGTATCAGCTATATCATAGTAAGTTCTATTTAATTGGTTATTGTAAATATGTTCAACCTTATCTTGCTTCTTAGTATAGTCTTTAGCTCTCCATCCTATCATCTTGTCAAGTTCAGCGTTTTTAAGTTTAGATAGTTCGGATTTTATAACATCTTCATTGTTCATAATATACTCAGCATGGTTTTTAACTTCTTCTGCAGTAAGTGGTTCACCTTTTCTAATTTTGCTATTTGTTTTAGTTATAGTAGTTAAGGGGTTTTCTTGTTTAGCTTCTTCTTTTTTTGTTAACTCAGGATAATCTTTTGCGACTTCTTCAGGAACCTGTCTTCCTTCCTTTAGTGCATTTCTAACTGATTGTTCATGTTCATATTGAAGTAGCTCCTTAGTTGCCCCACGAGTTTTACCAACATATTCAGCCTTTGTTTTTAAGTAAGCTTCTTCTTGTGCTTTTCTTGAATTATCATATTTTTGTTTCAATTCTTGTTCATGTTCTTTCTTTAGCTGCTCTCCTTCTTGTTTTTTAATTTCTTTAACTTTATCTTCTGTTTGTTTAGATAGTTCTTTTGCTGTAGGTTTTCCCTTGCTTTTTTCCATTTCACTTTTAAGCTTTTCAGCATCTTCTTTAATTCCAGGATACTCTTTCAAAACTTCTTCAGGCACATTTTTGCCTTCGATTAAAGCACTTTTAATTGAATTTTTATGCTGAATTTCTCCTAGTGGGTTCCACGATTCTTCTGTCCACCCTTTTTCTGATCTAACTTTTTTCATTTCTGCCTTGGTCAATTGCCAGTGTTCCTGTGGCTTTTCTTCCTTAACTTCAGTATTTAATTTCTGTCCGCTACCTTCAATATCATTCTTTTTAGATACGTAATCTTTATTAGCTTCAATGTCATTGCCCATCATATCTTTATATCCGTTACTTAGCCTGCTATCTATAACAAGTTCTATCTTCTTACTCTTAGCGTTATTTTCTTTCCCATCATCTGATATAAGTTTATTTAATCCTTCTTCTATGTCTTTATATCCCATTTTATATTGATCTCTTAAATAAGCTATATCACCACTTGTTACCCTCTGCTGGCCCCATGTTGTGCCATCTTCTCTTGTGCCTTTTTCACCTTTAGAAGTGTTTTTCAAATCATCCAGCAAGGATTTTGCATCATCTTGAATATGGTGTTTTAGTTCAGGATGTAAATACTGATAAGATTGAACCTTTCTATTTCCTACATTTGTGTTGTCTCTTTCATCTATAGGAAGTTGTTCTTTCGCTGTAGGCTGTGATTTTATGCTTTCATATTGTTCGCCATTCTTTTTAGCTAGTACATAATCACCTTCAGGTCTTTGTATTTCAACAGTACCATCATTATTTATCTTGTGTATAGTCCCTGCATCCAGTTTATTATTATGGTTTAATAATACTTCGTCATTTACTTTATGTGTTATATTCTCCATAGAAGCGTTTTGAGCAGCATTATTTTCTACAGGTATATTTGTATCACTAAGTGCAACTTCATTTGTCTGTGGCTGTTCTGTGGTCTTAACATTATCTTCTACTGTATTTGCTTTTCTATTATTTTTCATTTCTTGTAATTTTTTAAATTCAGCACTCATATTATTTAATGTTGATTGATTTTCAGGTGTTATTTGTCCATTATTATCGGCTAGTATTTTTTTAGTTCTTTCAGTTAGATCATTTATTCTTTTATCTACAAATTCACTAGAAAGTTTAGGCTGTCTATAACTTCTTACTACTGGAATTTGTTCAGTACCTTCTGCATAATTTGTAACGTCTTTATATTGTGGTAGTCCTGTTTCCTGCTTTTGATAGTCAACATTTCTTTCTTTTTTAACACTTACCAAAGGCACTTGCTCATTTGCAGTAACAGGAACATTTTCTTTATAGGTCATTACACTTGGAACTTGTTCTTTTGCTGTAGGTTCTCTATAGGTTCTTACATAAGGTATTTGTTCTGTGGTCGTTTCTTTTACTGGATTAAATGTTGTGCTGTCTACTCCTGCAACCTGTCTTAGCCTTTGCCTATCACCTATTGCTCTTATATCTGTTTTAGCTGTTTCAGCATCTTTAACCAGCTGTTCTAAGTCAATTCCTAACTCTGGCTTTATTCTTGCCATTTCTTCAGGAGTAAGTTTATTAGTTCCAAAATGATTTCCTATAGCATCCATAGCATCTTGCAATTTCTGCTGTGCTTGTTCTGGAGCTGTATTTTTAACTGTATATGTGGTTCCTCCTGGTTTGCCTAATCTTGTTTTTAATTCATTGTTTATAGCATTATTGCTTATATTATCAGGATTTAAGCCCATGTTGCTCATGGAGTTCTTAGTTTCATCATTATATTTTTTAGCCGCTAATAGTTCAGGAGCAGTATATGAGGACAAGTCATTACTTGTATTAACGCTATCTATAGTTGATTTAGGTATTGTCTGTGCTGTACTGTCAAAGGTTGTTTTGTCTATATCATGTATATTACCAGCTTCATCCTGTACTCTTACATTTTGCCCATCATCATTTAGAACTTTAACTTTTCCTTTGCCTTGTAAATAGTGAGTGAAGGCATCTCCTACAAGCTTACCGCCTGCGCCCCACAACGCCCCTTGTTCAAAACCTTCTTTTACTGCTTCGCCTACATCTTGACCATTTACAGCACTATTTATTCCTTCATTTAATCCAAACTCTGCACCTGTTTTTAAGGATTTCGTAATATAATCAGGTGTGTTTTTAATTGCATATCCTGTGCCTTGTGAAAGTTTATTAAGGGCATAATTGCCCCATTTATTTTCAACATTGTTTGCTAAATTAGATATATTTCCTTCTACTCTATTGCCTAAATTAGTAGCTTTATTGGTAAGATCGTATTTACTAGCTAATTTATTTAAAGCATTTTCCGTAGGTTGTCCGATAACTTTATTCATGGCATTACCTATGGAGAAGTTAGCACCAGGAAGATTTGCACTGAACCCAATACCGCCCCCAATGAAGTCTGCTACTGAATCCGCTAAGTCACTTCCTGTACTGTATTCTTTATCTTTTAAAGCATTGCCGCCTGTCATAACATCCGCTGCAGATTGCCCAGCCCTAGCTATCCCACTAGTTATAGGATTACTACTGATTAAATCATCAAACTTAGTATTTAACCAGTCCTCACCTTTTCTAACAGTTCCCCAAAAGCCGGTATCATCATCACTACTATTGCTAGAACTACTAGAAGGAGTTATGCCATCAAAAGAAAATGAAGTATCGCTATCATTACTATTATTGTTATTAGAACTATCTACAAACATATCAGCATATTTTGGATCTATTTGACTATCCGAACTATTATTACTACTTGATATATCCGAACTTGCACTAGAGTTATCACTTGTTTCATCTTTTTGGTGGACTAAAGGATCATTTAGAAAACTAGGCAATTTACTTGATTGACTTTGAGATTGACTCCCGCTTGAAAAGCCATCAAGATAACTAGGTAATTTCTTTTTCTTTTTAGCCATATGTGTTCCTCCTTAGAATCTGAACTCAGTGTCAGAATCGTAACTATTGCCGGCATAATCGGTACTGGTTCCACCGCCTCCACTATCTGAAGCACTAACATCATCTAACTGCTTTAACAATGAATTATATGTACTATATCCAGCCTTTGTTATTAATTCGTCTCTATTGTTGGATAACCAGTTCGATAAATCAGATGTAGTTGCTGTACCATCCTTAACCTGTTGAAGCATATCAGCAAATTTAGCTTGTGTCATATTGACAATATCTGATTGTGAATAATCATCTGCTGTTGCAGCATCTTTTTCTTTATTATAATCAAAAGTTTGCTGCCAGTTTGATTGATCCACGCCTTTCCAGTAGTTATTGTTATTAAATTCTTGTTGCCAATTGCTCTGATCTACACCTTTCCAATAATTATTATTATCAAAAGTTTGCTGCCAGTTTGATTGGTCAACACCTTTCCAGTAATTGTCGTTGTCGAAAGTTTTTTGCCAGTGGTCATTGCTTGTATCAAATTCTTTCTGCCAATTGCTTTGTTGCTGATCCTTATAAGCTTGGTCTGCATTAAAGTTTTTATTTTGCCAGTAATTACTATTAGCATTACTATAAAGTTGCTGCTGTCTATTAAATTGGTCATTATATAATTGATAAGCCCTATCATAAGCTTTGTCATAATTAGCGGATGCCATATTATTAACTTGTTGTTGATTAGCTAAATCGGCATACATAATGTCTTTATTCCTATAGGCATTTATTTGATCGTCCCTATTTCCAGCATAGCTGCTTCTTGCCAGTCCTCTCCTTAGAGTGTCATTGTCTGAATTTTCTACTTGGGTATCGTAGTTATCATTAATTTTTATCTTTTCCATTTCCAATTGCGGAGATAATAAGTTTTGAGCCTGGTCTAAATAATCCTGCATACTGCCATTGAAAGTAAAAGCATCATTTGTAGGTGCTAAAGAATTTACATAACTTGACCCCATTTTATCCGCTGTTGCTGCTTCGTCCTTACCGCCCACTCTAGTTACTCCCAAGGAATTAAGCATATCATCTGTTATATTCGTGTTAACGCCTGTTCCTCCAAGAAGAACACTGCCGGCTACCATTGAATTAGGGTTGAAACTCTGCTGAGATACATCAACAAATTGATAGTTTGGATTGTTACCATATAAGTTTTTGGCATTTGCTAAATCTCTATCTGACCCATAAACTATTTTTTTACCCATAGCATTAGCTAAAGCTGTTTGCGTTCCTGCTTGGTTATCACCCCATAATCTAGTCACACCTTTACTGTTAAGTAGATTATCAGTAACATTGCCGTTAACTGCCGAACCCCCAAGCATCCATGAACCGCTTACCATTGAATTAGGGTCAAAACCTTGGGCTGAAGTATCTACAAATTTATAGCCAGCGTTGTTACCATAAAGGCTTTTAGCATTAGAAAGATCGCTCCCCGACCCATATATATATTTAACTTGATTAGCATTATTATTAGCTGTATTTGTTGTAGAAGTTGTATTTGCCATATACACTACCTCCTTTACATAAATTTCATGTGAAAAATTATTTACATATTTATACTTTTATTATACATAAGGAAAAGGAAGTTGTACAACTTCCCTTTAAACAAAGTACTTAGGACAACTAGTCCAGTTTGTAGCTTGACCCTTGTAAGGGCAACTTTGCCAAGGTATACTTCCTGTGGTCATATATCCCTGAGAAGTAACCCATGATTGTGTAGCATAACCCGTAAGCCAAGGTGATATAAAGCTTCCTAGATTGTTCGATGTTATTATATCGTGTCCACCTATACTACCACTATTAGGGGCTAATTGAGTTGATTGTGAACCATCTGCATTTAAAACCGCAAATTGTCCATTGCCATTCATTGTAGCCCTGACATTGCCACTTGCATCATAAAGATTTATAAATCCACCGACGCTAGTATCGTCACCTGACATATAAGCCAAAGTCGTTGTCAAGTCGGAGGCTTTTTGACTAATAGGTACATTTACAGTGCCTCTCGTTATACCTTTAGCATTAAGATTAAATAGCTTTTGTTCCAAGGTTTCGACACGTTCTGTTAAATATCTTATTTTCTTTTCCATTTCTTCTACAGTCATTTAATCACTTCCTTTAATCTTCGTCTACATCCATTAAAATTTTAGGATTTATTAATGTGAAAGAACTTCCATCAACATTACTGAATTTAAAATTAAATCTCCGGCCTTTATTCCTTAACCTTTTTTTTATTACTGTAGGTGTACTTGGTAAATCTATTGTGATGCTTTTGGTTGTACCATCAAAAGTAGCATCTATTTTTATTTGTCCTTCTCCCTGAAAAGTGCCATAAAGATATGTACTTGTTTTAGTTGCATTTGGTGCATCCCAATCGGTATTTGGCGTGCCCCAAAAGGCTTCTATCTTCTCACCATCTAATGTAGTCCCTGTGTCATATTCGTAAACATCACAAACATAAATCTTTACAGGATTTCCAGACTCGTCCGTAAATGTGCTAGAAACTCTTTTCTTACCATTTGTAAATATTAAAGTATCGTCATACTTTACAAAACTATTAACACTTATTCCTGTTCTAATATTAAAAGTTTTATTTAATACGTCATATTCTATAATAGTATTGTTTTCCGTAGCATCTTGGCCCACTGGAACCGCAAGTATGTATTTACCATCGTGGAATATGCCTACAGCTTTATCTATTACATCTTTAGTTAAATTATCTATTATATTCTTTATAGGAGTTGATATAAGCTGTGTCTCTGTACCCTCATAGACATATATTCCATCCTCAGCTAAAAAGAAAGCCATCGTAACCGCATTAGCAATGCTTCTTTTAGCAATAGCACCTATGCTTGTGTAGATTGTTTTCTTTTCATATTCGCCCGGGTAACTACCGTAAATTTTAAAGATATTTTTCTCTTTGAAAACAACTATATTGTCAAAGATACTCATAACCGCAATACATTTGCTGCCATCCCAGGTAGGCATATCAATTAAACCGCCGGTTGTTAAAGTTTGTGTCCATACTTCAGGGTTTAAATCATCTGAATAATAAACGCTGTTAGGTTCAGTACTAATGCCAGTACCCCAAACTCTTTCATAATGCAGAGCCAAGGATGAAAACTTTGGAGGTGTACCGCCTAAATTCGCCACTGTCGTACCATCATATTTTAAAACATTATCTACACCATTTGTCATTATGATTAAATCTGTATCGTTCTTTTGATAGTTGATATATTCAAAGTACCCATTGGTTAAGCCTGTTTTAATCGACTGCCACCCTGGACCATCTGAAAGCTTATAATTTGCCATATCTAACTTATAGATTGCACTTTCAGTAGCAGCTAAAAGGTATGATGATACTGTCCCATCGTCGTTATTGGTGTAGAAAGGCATTAAACTTTTAATGCCTGTTTCTGTTTCTGATCCTAATATCAATGCTTGGTTTTGATTTACAAACTTTTTATATCCTTTGCAAGTGTTTAAATTTCCGTCCCTAATGTCCATATTCTGAGCATTTTGTGTTTCCCCTGTAGAAAGGAATTGACTATGACTAGATTGATTGTATCCTGTAAATCTATGAATGGCATATTGCTGACTAACTTCGTCTTGCGCCATATAACTCCCTCCTTTCTATCCTAATATAGTTGCTTTTGTTTGAATAACATGAGTATAAGGGACATATTCAGTAGCAAAAATGCATCCACCAAAAACGCCAGCTTTTGCAAATCCTGAATTGTCTACATAAGCGGTTCCCATCAATCTGTATTGCCATATTAGCACTCCATTAGGACTATACCCCCTGCCAATCTGAGTTGAATTTGACGTACTAGCAGCAGATTCAGCACCGACACTTAACATAAAATAGTTTTCGTTTGCATCTAAAAAAGCTCTCCCAGCCGTGGAATATATATATGGATTTACTGACCAAAGCAACGTACCAACGCTATTATATTTATAAATTGCACCAGTTCCAGCTAAACTAGCTAAATAAACATTTCCGCTTGAATCAACCTGTAAACTATTATATACATAGGAACCTGAAGGAATTGTTACTAAAATTGTCGCTCCTGTAGATGTGACTATATATATATTATAATTGGTACTATAGCGGCTTTTAGCTATTGCCCTGTTATTAGCTGCATCGTAACATACTTCTGCTGCGCCTGAAGAAGAAATCGTGTAGCCCCATTGTATAGCGTTATTAGAATGAAACTCAACAACACCTGATGATGTACCAATGTAAAACTCAGTATCACTTTTTTTGGAAAAACAAGATATTGTACCTGAGGCTGTCGCACTTACCGCTACAGGAGCAACGCTATTAGGGTCATTGCCTGCTGCTATTTTATAAATAATATAATTGTTACTATAATAAAAATTATTCGAGCTATCAACATATATATGATTTTTACTTCCAGAGATTGTATAAGACCACACTAAAGTTCCATCTGAAGCGTGCTTATAAATTAAAGTATCATTCGTAGAATAAACATTCCCTAGGCTATCTATAGCTAAATTTGAATCCGTTGCTGAACTTGTACTAACATTTATATATGAATAGCTTTGTTGTGAATTTTTTATAGTGTCACCCACGCCATAAAGCAGTTTATTTCCTGTTATTCCAGCTACAGTAACATCCTTTTTCAAAACATCTGCTGTTAAATTAGTTAAATCTAAAGTTCCCTGGACAACTCCGTTCTCAGTTCCTAGGGTTTTCGTACTTCTTACATCGCTTGCGGTTGCTGTTCCATACTCACCTCCTTCACCCAATGCAATAAAAGCCGAACCATCAAAGTAAAATAAATATGAACTTGAATACATGCTTGTTTTGTTATCACCATTTTGTTTATTTACATTGTAAGATGTTCCACCATTTAGCGATAGCGTAACATTACCGCCAGACGAAGCTGTTTGCATGGTCAATGTAAATCTATCTCCTATTCCTATTGCACAAGATGTAGTTACATCGTAAGCACCAAGCCCAGTTGAATCCGTTGCTATCCCTAAATGTGGAATATGAGTTGTATAATCAGTTTTATGGTCTACTAATGAATCATTTGTAGCTTTTACTGTTTCTGTAGTTCTTCCAGTGCCAGCGAGATTATCAACAACAGATTGAGTTATAAAAGCTGGTGGGTTTGTTACGCCTGTCCATGGTACACTAGAGGCAACATCTGCTGCATTTACTACATTGTCTCCATTAGTGTCATAACTTGATGCTACCATATCCCCCGAACCGCTTCCAGAAGGTCCAATCGGTCCTTGTTCCCCTGTGTCTCCTTTATCACCCTTGGAAACAATTAAAACCCAATTGGCATTATCTGTGCCTTCTGTTGGAGAGACACCAGTACAACCAACTATATTTACATAACTGCTACCATTTAAACAAACCTTGTTACCAGGAATATAAGGCTTTGAAGGGTTATAAGTTTCCCAAACTTTTCTTGCATTTTCATTTGCTATTCTTGTATTCTCGTTAGTGGTACGAATACCATCGTTGCTTATTATGTCACTTTCTATAGTATTTACGCTTGCAATTAATTCTGAAAGCACATTGTATTCATTGGAACTTGTAGCCCCGCCACCATCACTTAATTCATCAACTACCTTGAATTTTGATTGTGTTGTTGTTGTTCTAGCACCATTGTTATATATCTCTAATGTGTAAGTGACGTTTCCTACAGCACTTATGGCTTGTGTACTTACTGTATATGTACATTTTCCTGATGTTGCATCTGTTATAGCACAAGAATTAACAACCTCGTTTCCATCTGGTTTTGCCATTGTGATTGTTATTGTAGTACCTGTGAGGTCTAAAACTACCCCAGCTTTTGTTATGGTAAAGTTAAATATATTACCACCTGTATCTCCTTTTACAAGTGATATAGTTTCACCTAGAATTTTGTATATAGTATCTATACTAATTGAATATTCTTTTGCGACTGACATTTATATCACCACCTATTCTTGATTCTGTGCCGCTTGTACCGCCTGAATATTGCTGTTAGGCATATATAAATTAAATTCCTGCAGTAACATTTGTGCTGCAGAATACTTCTTCTTGCCTAATTGATATACATAACCGGCATATGCTGAGACTGCACCTGTATAGGCATCCTTTAGTCTTAAAACATCTGTATCATTGACTAATTTACCAGGAAAACATACATATGTAAGAGTAATGTCACCAGAAGTCATGTCTTTGCTTTTAAAAAACAGAATATCATCTCTTTTTTCATAATCCAGTTTGCTTATTTCTCCCAGCAATTCGTGTTCTACCATTACTATTTCGACAAAATCTAAAGGTAAAGGAAGTTTATTATTGTAATCTTCTAGTGCTAATACCTTTGTTGCGGTTCTTTTATCCACTGAACCAGCTAATAACAGATAAGCATTGTTTATAGCATCCTTTATCAACGTTAACGTTACTGCTTCCACATCTTCTATGCTTTCATCTACTCTTATCAGTGCCATTGTTTGTGCTTCTAAAAAGGTCATGTACTCACCTCCTACCTAAAAATAGGAGCCTTGATTCTTGCCCCTCGTCTTTTTTCTCTCATAAGCTTCATATTTACATTTTCCGTAGCATTATTAAAATCACTTAAAAGTTTACTAATCCTAGGATCATTAGGATTAGCTTGTAACAGTATTTGCGCTGCTACATAGAAAGGCAAGGCCCTATGATATAATACATTTATTCCAGGAATATCTGTATAAAGTTCTTTCTGATATATTTTTCTATCAGTTAATGCTGGATTCTTTATGTATCTTACAGCGTAAGTCCCTTTATAATCAAATGTTATGTTATTATCATATACCGTAAAGCAATTAAATTTGACATTATCATTTAAAACTTTGGTAACTCCGATGCAATCTTCAGGAAGTGCATACTCAGAGTTAGTATCAGTACATGTAATAGTTGTACTATCTGTATTACATGCTGTGTCATAGTTAGCCGCTAACATCTGCATAGCTTCATTAATGTATCGCCTAGATTTAAAATAATCTATTGCCAAGCCACCTGTTAAGGTAATGGCTTGGTCTGCAATTTCTTTTATATTCACTGCTTATCACACCACCTCTTTAAAATATTTGCTGTTAGCATCTATTGTTTCTTTGCTTTCATGTGTATTCAAATATCTAAATATGTCTTTGGTTACTACCTCAGTTACCTCTTTTAGTTCTTTATCTCCTTTGGTTTCTAATTCTACATTATGTCTATCCATTTCAGCTATAATATTGTCTATGTATTGAATCTGTGTTTCTCTTACTCTCTGCAATGTTCTTTCGTCTAGTTCGTTGAAAGGAATATTCAAGCAAAAAGTACCGCCTATCTGTTTCCAATGGTGAACCTCAAATTGTTTAGTAGCATGATTCCTTACAAGAAAATAGTCTGAGTCAATTTGCTTTAATCTAGCTGGTATATTATGAGTAGAATTTGTTATGATCTCTCTATCCTTATCTATGTACATAAAATCACCTTTCTTTATAAGAAAAGGCAAGGTTTTATCCCTGCCTTATTCAACATAAGTTATTATTCAATAATTTCTTATTGCTCTGTTATTCCTGTCATATCAGCCTGGCCGCCTGGATGTGAACATAAAAGTTCGAGGTATCTTACTAATGAAGCAGTCCACACTGGTGTTCCTGCAACCTGTGTTAATACTGAACCCATTGTTCCTTGTAACCAGTCCCAGTCTCCCATATGATAGAACTTAAAATCATCGGTATTTAAGAATTTTAGTGTTCCTGCTGGTGCAAACTTTGAACTTACAAGAGGTGTATTATTATAGCTTAGGGCTGTAAAGCCTCCCTTTAAATCCAAGCTATTAACATTTCTCTTAGTGGATTCCAAGTATGCTTGATATGATCTCTTAACTCCGCTTGAACACAATAAGAAGTTAACCTTTGATCCTGCAACTTCATCTAGGTAGTCGATTCCTGATTGAATAGTAACATCATTTATTGAACCTATTGAACCTTTAATGTATGGGACCATCCAATAGTTAGCTGATCTGTCCACTCCATAAAGTGATCCACTACTCTTGAATATCTCTCCAAGTCCAATTATTTCTGCATTGTATGATTGCTGAACAGTAATTATTTCTGTCCCTGCTAAAGTAACATTTCCACCTTCAGTATCTAATGTAATAGTAGGACTAGCTCCTCTTACCACATTTACTATTCTTCTTGCTGATCCATTTGTTACTGCTGCATGGCTTGAAGCATCTAATATATCTATTGTTAAACCTTCAATAAGATATTTATAGCTTGATACTCCAAAAGTTAGCCCTGCTGTAACTGCTGAAGCTGTAGCTAATATTCCAACGCCATCACCATATAGCATACGTGAAAGATTGAATTTTGCTGTTTTCTTTAATCCTTCAAGTTCTGCTTGTAATAGTGATAGAAAAGCTCCTTCATTACCTTGTGTAGCTTTCATACTCTTATCAGATATGGTTACTGTACCATATAAGTTTTTAAGAGTTGATACGAATTGTTGATATTGGTTTCCATTAGATTTAGGTAAATTACCTGTTTCACTGCCGGCTCCAATACCACCGTTAACACCAAATGGTGCGGCTACTCTAACTTCTTTACCTGTCACGCCCTCAACTGAAGTTCCAATTGCGTTATAAAGCGGATCAGTTTCAGTGTTTAATTGGTTTGCTAAAAGTTCTCTATATACGATTTTAAGTACCTGATCGGCACTTGCCATAGTTACTGCCATATGTATCACTCCTTAGTTTGAATTATTTTATCCTTGCAACATTTTTAAAGCCATTGCTCTTGCTTCTTCATTATTCTGTGGTTTATTCTCAGGAACCCCAGGTGCTTGACCATTTGCCTGTCCAGCCTGACCAGTAATAACTGTAGGCGCTTGATTGCCTTGTTTCAAGCCTTGCAAATATTCCTGAATAACTTGATTTTTAGCTTCAGGCGGCATATTTTGCAATACATAGTTTGTATCCTGGAATATTGCATTAGGGTCTTTATAGCTTTCTCCCTTTGCCATCTTGTAAGCTATTTGAATAGCGTCTCTTGGGTCCATCTGGTTTAATGCTTGATTACTTGATAATATTTGCGCCATTGCTGGTTTAAATTGGTCAAAATCCGGTGTAGCATCTGCAAATTGCTTTGTAGCTACATTCCTAGCGTTAGCCATCTGTTGCTCCTTGAACTGCTGTTGAATTGGTGCAATTTGAGGCATAATAGATTGTTCTATTGCCTGCTGAACCATCTGTTGAATACTCTGTGTAGGGTTTTCATAGAATTGGTTCATAAATTGCTCATTCAATTCTTCTGGGCTTGGTTGCTGTTGCTGCTGTTGAGGATTAATAACGCTTGCCATTTGCTGCTTCATTTGCTCCATAGCTTGTGCCATAGCTTGCATTTGTTGGTCTTTAGCGGCTAGTTCTTGCCTAGTTTGGGTGTAGGCTTTCTCAACGTTAACATAACCATTTGCCAGTTCTTGAGGGGTTTTAAACTTCCCTACTAACAATTCGCCTTGCATATTTGGGGCCTGCTGTTGTTGAGGTTGTCCCTGCGTAGGTTCTTGATTAGGTTGTTGTCCCTCTGTTTGTCCATTATTATCCACTTGTTGTGGACTGTTTTGTGGACTATTATCACCTGTAGGTTGCGGTTGTCCCTGTGGGGCCTCTCCTGCTGGTGCTGTTCCACCATTCTGTAAAATTGCCATAGCCCTAGCAGTTAAATCTGCTTGACTAGGCTGAGTTTGTGGGTGTGGGTGTCCTTCTGCTGGTGCTGTGTCTGAAAATCTCTGTAAGTCAATCAGAAAAGGCACTCTAATTTTTTTAGTTTCTTGGTTTGCCATATGTATATCCTCCAATCACTCTATTAAATGTTATCCCTATTGGCTTTCAGGGCATCTAATAGGCTGTAGTTATTTTTTAAATTATCCTCTTTGATTATTTATAGGGTCCCTTGGGCCTTTTATATTATCATGTGTTATCTTAGCCTTGCTGTTATTTTGTTGTGGCTGTTGGCCTCCTTGGGCTTGTATTTGTGCCATCATCTGTTGTCTCTGCGCCATCTGTATAGCTTGTTGATGCACTAATACATGATTATCAAAATATGCTGCTAAATCAGGTCTGCTGCGTTCTAAATCATTGTATTCAGAACTTAACCTAAATTTATTATGTTCCTCTATATGTATTACGTGGTTATCAAAATCTCTTACTCTTATTTGATTACCTTCTTGTATCTCTAAATTTTCTCTTAAAGCTTTATTTATGTGCATCTGGTCAATGTCGTTTCCATCTTCCCAGTTACCGTAATTCAATATTTCCATGACTTTAGCTCTTGTGCTTCTATCCATCTTTCCAGTATCAGGATCATTAAACAGTCCTAACTGTAATAGATTCATAGCTTGCTGCTTTTTCTGTGCTGGTGTTTGGGCTAAATCATCATCTGTAAGTGGCACAACATCATCACTTGTAAGCTGATCTTTATTCCAATAGCTAACATATACAGCATCATTGTTTCCTACTAGCCTTGACATTCTTGGACCTGAAGAATACTGCTTGTATAACCTTAACCATTGTTTAGCTACTTCAAGTATAGCCTGCCTTATATTGTCTGCTGTAAGACTTATTCTTGTATCATCTTGTTCTTTTAAAACTTCAAGAGCTACTCCACTTCCTGCCCCATTTGAAGCATTACTAGAAGCTGACAACTCAGAAACACCTGATATTTCTCTAAATTCCTGCATTAGTTTTTCTTCTTCATTTTCGAAACTAGCTGGCAAGGTTCCGTTTTCTATAGCCTGTGGAGGTGCTGAACCCTGTTTCCTAGGTATTAAAGTTCCTGGGGCCATCCCATCCTCTTCCAAAACCTCTGCATCAATTGAGTTTTCTTCATAGGTGTATGCTCCTACCGCTAATCTATTCATATAATCATGTTTCTTATTTTTCATAGCATTATAAGCACGTTGTATAGGCAAACATCTTTCTGCTACTGATATACTAAAGAATTGTCCGCTATCTTTTACACATTCCTGTCTCACAAAAGGCAATGCTATTTTGCCATTTTCCCCTATCTGATAAGGGCAAGTTCCATAATAAAGAAGTTCATCTGCAGTTGTTATAATAAGTCTACCTTTTGGGTATACTTTACTAGGCAATTCGTAATATTCCATTACAACTTGACTTTTCTCCTTGGTTGTTCTAGCTGCTGTAGGCACTGTAGCATTATATCCCATACCACCTACGCCAGTTTTAGTTGAACCAAGTGAGTATACATCAACGTCCGTTCCCTGTACTTTTACATTCCACGTTTCAAATATTTCATCCTCTGTAAATGCTTTAGCATGAATTAAGCTTTTACACTTACCTACTCCATCATTTACACAACTATCAGGGAAGATTTCAAAAGCTGGCACGATTACTGTCTCAATATCGCCTTCGTATACTGGAGTTTGGCTTTCTTCGTCAAGCTGTATATGTCCTACTAGCTGTCCGCCTTGGCTGTTCCATACAGTTTTATAAAATACAGATCCACATATTTCAGCCCACGAATTAGCTTCGCTTATTTTCTGTGGCATCTTTTGGCCTTGATATGTACTATCTACTATAGCTTTGCAAACTTTAGCACTTGCAATATCGTCATTATCCGAGGTCATTGGTCTAACTGTCATATTAGGCTTTAATCTTCCTAACTTAGCCAATCTAACCTCTACTATTGCCGCTATGTGGTTATATACTTCTCTTTGCTGCCACCAATACAGCGGAGGTTGCTGAACTATGGTATTAGATGCTTCGTTTATGTCGCAGTATTGATTGCCTCTTATAAAGTTTTGCGTTAAAATCCATCTAAGTTCATAAGGAGTTCGTTCTTCCTGCCTTTTATCAAATTCCTCTTTTACAAAAGATATAAGCTGTTCTTTGAATATGTACTCTTGAACATCACCCACAATAGGCTTTGACTCTACTATGTTTTTCTGTTTAGATTGTTTACTGTCAAAATATCCATTGATTATTGTTTTAATATTTCCTAAAACACCAGGCAAGTTTTACTCACCCCCTTGTTGTTTTTCTATCTCATTAATCTTTCTTTTTATGTGATTTTTAATTCCTGTTTTGGGCTTTTCATTATCTGGCTTAATATCAATGCCTAGATGCTTATACAGCCCTCTCCTTTCATCATAATGCAACTTTGTCAAGTACGCAATACATAAAATGAGCAAAATTGTTACAATTGATAGTAAAATTATTGAAACAAGCGTAAAATCACCTCCTAAGAAGCACTTATTCAAAACAAATAAGTGCTTTTATTTATACCTATTGCAATAATCCTAAGTCCTTTGCAAGCTTAACTTGTTCTAATTTAGCCTGTATTTCTGCTTGGTTTATCCCTTCTAATGCCTTTTGATCTACAAAATTATTATAGTTCTCTGCTGTATCTGTAGGACAATCTGATAAGGATAAATTAACTCCTATTTTGTCAAAAGGAATCTCTGTAAGTAGTTCTTGCTTTGCTTCATCTGTATACACTTCTACCTTTCCTACTACTCTTAAAGGTAAATTGTCATGTATATTTGTTATTAACTTGATTACTGTATAGTAAAACATGTTTTCACTCTCCTATCTATTTAATTCGACCTTGATTGAAAGATAGTCTAAATCTACTTCTGAAGATATACAACCATCTGATTTATAAGTTGAGTAGACTAGAGCATAAACCTTATTCGATGTGGTAATCATATTTTGTATCTCGGACAATACTGTCCTTGCACTTGAATTAAATTTTGCAATTGAAGACGATATGTTTCCACCATTACTATATCCCCATGTTGATTCGTTGACCGCCCACAATTTGCCTTGTGTATTATTGCCTAACTGATTCACATTACTACCTGAACCCATAGCATAAATATCTGCTTGAATACTCTTTAAAGCACTTTTTAAAGCACTATTACTACCACCATATAAAGCATTAGCAATTGGAGTTAAATCTAGTTCTATTAAATAAGCACTTGCCTTGGCATTAGTAGTCACGCTTACCTCTGCTGAATTATTTGTGAAGTATTCATATCCTACAGTATCAGATTTAAAAGATAAAGTTAATTTCACGTAGTCCGTATTTATAACTGAAGCTGTTACTCCATCACTTGCGTTTGTATAGGCAATTACATTTGTAAATCCGTCAGTACTGATTATCTGACTTGGAACATCCCCAAAACTTACTTCATTTTCTACAGTAGCTACAGCTACAGTGGACAAGGTATGACTTCCTGTCCCTCTTACCTTCCATGCAGAACCCGCTACATCCCAAAAACATATTCTTGCATAATTTCCACTAGGACTACTTCCAAAGCCATACCAATCACACTTAATACTTCTTAGATTATCCTTCAGCCATTGAATCTTTGTTGCTGTGTCTGCTCCTGGGATTGATGTTCCTAATGCTTTTTCTGCTATTGCTATTAAATTGAATTGGAATAGCTGTTGGGATATATGTCCGCTAACCAAACTACTAACAGTTCTACAAGTTCCATTTAAATTTGTTATTTTACTATAATCGTTTGTAATATCTTCCCAAGTAAATACAGATGGATTTTGGGCTACTGAAAAGTCAGGAGATACTGCTGTCTTGTTAGGATTTTCAACTACACTTCCGCTAACCTTACCTGTAAAATCACTAATCATATCACCTATTTGTCTTTTAACTAAAACTATATCTGTAAGTCCTGCATCCCTTCTAGTGTTAACATCTGTAAAGAAGTCATAAGTGGGTAGATATTTCAACTTGATTGTTAGTTTTACGTAGTCTGTATAAATAGTGCTTGCTGTAACTCCGTCGCTGGCATCTGTATAAGCTAGAAAGTGAATCATGCCGTTAGTATCAATATTATTCGCCACTTTAAAGTAATCTAAGGCATGGTCATAGGCTAACCCTATCGTACAATTGCTTGGTGAAGATGCTGTATTTCCGCCACTACCGTCATTCCATGCACCTGACCCATAAGACCTAAATGATGCTTTGTTACCACTAGGGCAACTTCCATATCCAGTCCATACACAGGTAATCCTATTTATAAAGTCCTTACACCACTGCACCTTATCTACTGCTGGAATACTTTGACCTAGTGCTTTTTCTACTGCTGTTACTATGTTGAAGCTGAATAGTTGTTTTCCTATTGCCCCATTAGTCAAACCTGTCCCAAATGCTCCACAAATGGAGTCTAGAGTTTTAATTTTGTCAGTGTTAGTCTGCCCATTTTCAGTATAGCCTGCACTTGATGGAGCATCTAAAGTACTAGAACCGCTCCACTTGAATATATTAGCATTCTCACTAGTACTTCCTGAAACCTTACCAGTATAGTCCGTTACAATATCACTTAATGTATTTGTTGCTGTAATCTTGCTCTCAGGAGCTTTTAAAGTTAGTTCTAAGGACACATAATCTGTGTAGATTGTGCTAGGTATTACTATATCATTTGCTACCTGAGTTCCTGCATAATTAAGTAATTGGAACGCATCACCGCTTGCTTGCCCTGTTATTGCTGTCTGACAGGTCAAAGTGTTAGCATCAACTACAGTAACTTTACTTGATATATAACCTCTAGTATTATTAATTATCCAGTCATCAGTGCTTAAACCATGATTAGTTATCACAATTGTTGTAGAACTCGTTCCACTTTCTGCTGTTTTATTCGTAGGTTGTTTATGAAATTTTTTAATAGTGTCTCCTGCTACCTGCCCAGCTATAGGGGCTGATAATGATAATGAGTTTGCTAAAGAAGGCTCTGTTTGAAGTTGACTCATTTTACCTCTTGTAACATTTTCCACAATATCTAATCTTGATAACCCATGAGCATTAAGCCCTAAGAAAGTAGAATTTGTTGTACCTTCTGCTGTTTGTGTGCCTAATAATGGGTAAACATAAATTATATCTCCTGTTGTCTGTCCTGTAATAGCAGTATTGCAAGTTATTGTATTGGCATCTACTACAGTTATCTTAGATAATGCCCAGCTCCTTGTATTATTTTTTATAAAATCCCCAGTGCTTAAACCATGATTAGTTATCTTAAGGGTAGTTGCATCTGTTCCGCTTTCAGCAGTTAAATGAGTAGTATTTCTATACTTCTTAATGCCGTCACCTGCAACTTGTCCTGTAATAGCTGTTGTGGGTATAAAGTTAACACCAAAACTACTTCCATTTACTACACTTATAGTATTGCTTCTAGTCACATTTTCCACTATATCCCCACCTGTTAAACCATGTGCTGTTAATACTAGTCCAGTCGAGTCTGTAGTTCTAGCACTATCTGTGTAAGCTAGGAAGTGGACGAATCCATCTGATTGAATACATGCACTAATATCATCCCATGTAGCACCTTTTGATAGTGCTTTTACTAATAATGATGAAGAAGAAGCAGTATTGTTAAGTGAACCTGTCCAATTTGTACTATTCCAAGATTGAAGATAAGCTTTATTACCTAGTGGTCCAACTCCATAAATATACGCTTTTGCTATAATGGTAGTTAAATTAGCCTTTAACCAAGCAACCTTCTCTGCTGTAGTTTCTTTTGGTATTGAACCGAATTTTCTCTCAAACATTTCTATGATGTTGAAGGAGAATAGCATTTGAGGAATTTTGTTCGCTACAAGTGTGCCTACATTGTTATTTACTGAATTTTGCGTTGCTATATTAGCATAAGTAGTTCCCCATGAACCTGTTTCTGTAGCAAAATTTGATGGTAACTGTAATGTAGTCTCTGCACTTAATTTACATACATGTGGATTCTCTATAACACTTCCAGTTGTTTTCCCTACAAAATCATCCACCACTTTTAAAGTCGCTGTCTTAGTCAATGTCTTACTATTCCAAGTAACTGTACTGTGATCTGTAGCTATTGCACTAACTGTCAATTCATTTTGTGCTTTTAACTTATCTAAAATAGTTTGTGAGGTTATTTCATTCCATCCTGTTAAGGGGTCAGGTAACGCAGAAGGGTCTACCTCTTGCTTATATATTTTCAATGGACATTCTGTTACTGAACCGCTTACTTTATTTTTAAAATCGTAGAATAACGCTAATTTAGTGATTTTTGCTAAGTTTCTATGTATTCCTAACGCTAAACCAAACATAATTATAACCCCTTGTAAGCCATTATTTTTCCGCTTGTTAAGGTAACGGATTTAAATCTTCCATAAATAACAGTACCCACTGTCAATATGTTGCCTGTTAGCGTATTCCCTGTGATTAATGCTCCTGTATCTGTGGTATAAGCAGAGATTATTGCATCACTTATTACCTGTAGGGCTGTAAAAACATTTGTTGTTGTATGTGCTGCTGTATCTGATATGAACTCAGATCCTTTCCAGCCGGCTTGTGATTCTGCTAAATCCACCATATTAATCTCTTTTCCGTCTTCTTTTAAGCCTCTATACATGTTTATTCCTCCTTTGATTCTATGTAATTTATCAAGTCAATTTTGGACATGCCCACTTTAAACTCTAGGCCCTTATTTACAGCTATCTCCTTAACTTCTTTAAAGGGGAGTGCATCTAAATTTGATGGGTTCCACAATCCTTTTTCATAAGCTTCAACTAACTTTTTAACATTGTTAGCTTCTTCACCTTCAAGTGCCTTTCCCACGTTTTCTAGCTTTTCTTCTGTAGTTTCTTCTTCGATCTCTGCTAGTTCTGGTCTATTTAATATCATCTCTAGCGGTGCAGTATTAATAATTCCCTGTAGGCACTCGTCACAATATAATATCTTTTGTGCCTGTCCTTCTCCCACTTTACCTATAACATGTTTGGCTATATTACTGCATCCATATATATCGCAAGTAGTATTGTATTTATTTTCTGTTCTCTCTGTTTGTGCCATTATTTATCAGTCCTTTCATAAGTTTTTTCAAATATATCTGGTTTACATGGATAAACTTCGTGAATTACACCTAATATAATATAATCGCCTTTATTAGCTTTCATAGTTCCTTCTAGCGTTTCTATGTCGCATGTACCGTCCTCATGAGTAATAATTGTATTATTACTTACTCTACTTGCAAACCAGTCTGGCATAACTTCGTCTATTTGAAACCTAAACGCTTCAATTTCAACTGGTTTCTTTCTGTATTTAGCCATTTATATAACTCCCTTTCTAAATCTTTTCAAAGCTTTTATTCTTCTTTCAAGGTCCTTTTGGATTAAAGTCTTTTCTTGCTTTGGTAGTTTAATTTTAGTTATCATCTGTCCTCTAACTTTATTAGCAATTAGCCAAGAAAGTACGCAATCGTCGTGTTGACCTTCCGCTGCTTGTGGTTTTCCATCAATCTTTTGGAAGACTATCATCTCACTTAGGGTATCTATGTCATTGATTAAGCCTACACTTTCTCTAACTATCTCTACACCATCACCAACTAATACTGGCCTTGTAGCTTTATTAGTATTCCATCCGAATTTCTTTTCTAATTTACCGCTAATATTGTCTACAGTTTCTCTCATATATTGGTTAGGATAGCCCAATCTTTCCAATTCTTTTACTGGATGCAAATCAAAATTCATTTCAATTGCTTCCAGTGCTTTATTGTACCACATGCCAAGTGCAAACATATCTTTAGCAAATAAATCTGTGTCTGTCCTATCTCTGTACTTAGCAACTTGCTTTCCACTGCTATTATCTAATGCTTGGCCAACACAATAATCTTCTCCACCTTCCGCAGTATCGCCGCCAATTACATAAGGATAGCCATATTTAGGCTTTTCATATACAATCAATGGCCCATTAGGGTCTTCTACAAATTCTATTGTGTCTATGATGATTCTCTGAGTAATTTCATCATATTTATACTTCATCCTGCCTCTAAGTGGAGGATTTTTCTTATATTCCTGTATTAAATAATCCCTTCTCTTTAGCACTGCTTCAATATCAAATACTGGCAAACCGCTAGAAAGGAAGGCTTCTAGCGGTGTACATGGGTATTCTTGATCTAACAACTCTTTTAAGTCCTTTTCCTTTGAAGAATACCAATATAGTTGCGACCAATCCAACCCTTTAGTATCCAGCAACCATTTTAATTTATGCTCAAATTTTGTAGAGGGTTTATTCACTCTATTTTTAAAGATTTCCTCTGCTTCTGTGCTTTCAAAGTCTAGTCTATATTCAGAAGTCTGCCACCATTCGAAAAATAAAGGCTCCCAGTTATTTTCTTTCTGTTCACCTTCTACCCATAAAACTCTATATTCATTAAATCCATTGGCTGTAGACTCTATTATTTGGATACTGTCTTTAGTTAACGCCTGTCCTAAACCTCCCATAATAGATTGAATACTATCAAAGAAGGCTCCTTCTGACAAATGTACAAAATTTATGGTTTTAGAACGCCCTATTTGCTTATTGCCAGCTGTTGCTATTCTCCATTTGCTATTTAATTTACTAAAATGGAGTTCTTGCCTTGTATTGTATTTTTCCTGGGGTTGTAATAATATTGGTAATAAAGAAAATGGGAATTTAGCTTTATCTTCAAAAATAGTTGATGTGTTGTCACTGCTGTCTGCTACTGTCATACCTGTGAAGTTCTTGTTGGTAATGGTTTTACTAAGCTGATATGCTGTAATAAATGTTGTGAAGCCGGGCCTGCCTCCCTTTGAGAACTAAAAACTTTAGGTGGTGTCGTTTGTTCTCTTTGTATTCACCTATAGCCTTATTTAGCGTGTCACATAGTTTTTGCTGTACTTCATTTAAAAAGAAAGGCATAGCTTCTTGAAGCTTATTTACTACAGTGAAGCACATTTCAATTAGATATTCAGGATGTTCTTTAACCTCCTGCCTTAGCAGTTCTCCCTGCTTATCTTCTGCACACAGCTTTTCCGCTACTGCCCATATATATTCTTTGTCCTGCTCTGCATCTTTATTCTTATTCCATAATTCTTTACGCTTATTAATTAAATCCCTACAGTTTAACATGTTATCACCTTATTCTTAAAATATTGAAAGGAGGGATCTTCTTTTGTACACTAATTAATTTTTACGCTTTTGTTATCTATATTAAAAGATAATAAGCTTTATATATTAAAAGCCAAATCTTTTTTAAGATTCGGCCATTAGTCCAGCTGCTTTTAATTTTGTAAGTAGTGCGTTAAAATCTGTTTTTAGTCCTGCTACGTCTGAAGCTGTGCTTGCTGCTTGTACTGGCATTTGTGATCCTACTCCTGCCTGAAGTTCATCTCCAAGTTTTACATCTCTTGCTACTGGACACATATTATTTAATTTAGCCTTTTGTGCATCTGATATTGCCATAACTTATCACTCCTTTGTAATGGTATTATGTGCAGCGGTTCAGTGATTATGCCATAATAACCGCTATGCGAATATGTTTTATTAAAGGTATAAATGTATTGCCTACCCTTGAAAACTCTCTTAGAATTGCTCTATGAAAGTATACCTTTTTAGTCAGGTTCGCTAAATCTCTATTTAACGATTATCCTAGAAAAAGTCCTCCAGTTTCTTAACTGATAGTTCTCCTTTTATTTCCATTTTATCTGTAAACATTCCTAGATGCTTTCCAATTAATTCCGTTGCCTTGTTGGCTCCTGCTGGATCAAATTTAAATTCCCCAGTTTCATTGCCATCTTTGTCTATAACTGGTGTTGCCTGTACACATCTATCTGATATCAGCTTTAGTCTTTCAAGTACCCATTGTGCATCTAACTTAACTTCTTGGGCTCTTTCTGTCTGCATTTCATTGATTCTAGTGTATATCCTAGGGTTTTTCAGTAGCTTATGTGATTCTACTCCAGCCACTTTATCACTTTTAGCAGAATAGCCAGCATCCTTATAAGCTCTTGTAGCATTAAAGTCTTTACAGTATTCCAAACAGAATAGTTCCTGCTTTTCAGTTAGCTTATCACCTTTAGCCATTAATACTACACCTCCCTTGACAACATTAGTTTCAAAATATTTCTATCTACTTTCAATTTACCACATCTTGTATACTGTTGCAAATACTTTTTTAAAAACAAAACTTTTTATTGACAAGATTTAAATGTTCTGTTACCCTTATTAATTTAATATATACAGTAATATATAGGCGTTAGCCTATATATTACGTTAATAAAAGAATACTACGTATTAATCGCCTAAGGGCGATTTAATATAAGTGTTAATATAAATATATAGTTTATATATAAATAAAAAGAAGCCCTCTTAGGCTTCCTCAAACACAAAACTTATTTGGTTATATTTTTTCTCTGCAATAATCAAGTTTTCAAATTTAAGCAACATCTCAAGTTCTTCTTCATTCGCTAGATGATTTAATATTCCATGATCCTTAACACTGTATTTACTCTCTAAGTACTCGTAAAACTTATTCCTTGATATTTCTAGGTTCTTTATATATTCTTCCATTTATCTACCTCCTAGTAATATACTTACAGCATATATCATAGTCCAAGCTGTAAAACCTACTAGCCCTACTGCAATTGACAAGCCGACAAATATTTTCATTTTATTCATGCTATGCAACCTCCTTATCAATCTTTTTAACCTGATCTATAGTGAATAAGCTGGACTTCTTTAAGAACATCTTAGTACCTTTTTTCTCTTTATCGTCCTTATCTTTTTCTTTGAATTTACATGGTGTCCATAGTTCAACTTGTAGCAATGCCTTTTGTCCCTTCTGTACTTGGTATCCTGCTGCTTTCCATGCTGCATAAGTCTTTAAGTTAGTTCCATCATACTCAAAATCAATCTCAAAAGCTTCTAATGCCAATCTTATAATGCTTTGATTGTCTTTACCTCTCTTATTAGCTAAGTTCATCATTGTACTTGTAATTTCCATAAATCATATCCCCTTTTGCATTTTACTAGGTTGTTTGCCTCAACCTTATGTATTTATTATACAATTACATACCCACATTTTCAAACTCTATTTTAGGTTAAATTCCATTATATTCTTCTAATTCCATACCCACAATTAGAATATCTTTGAATATCTCCTATTTTCTCCAATTCCTATTTCTAGGCAATAAAAAAGCAGCGGTTAAGCTGCTAATCTCCAATACATATAGATATAAATCTTTTCAATACTTCTGTCATATCCTTCTTGTTATTCTCGCAATACTTCTTAAACGCTTCTCTTTCATGTTCTGTTACTCTGATCTTAATATATTTTACTGCCCTGTCTTGATCTTCTTTTTTATTCATCTTATTACCTCCTTATATTTAAAAAAGCGGCTTTTATACCGCTATGCTTTACTATTCAATTGGTTCTAAACATATATCATAGTATTTAATTTCTCCATAATCTTCGTCTGAAGAAACATAAGTTATCTTAAATTTTTGAGTTAAAGGAACTAAAACCTCACATTCATTTTCGCATCCTTCAGCTCCTAATATTTCACATTCTTCTTCATCCTCATAATCTACCTCATGACCATTTACAGGTTTTTCGCATCTAAAGAAGTATTGATATTTTCTTTCATTTTCAACATTGAATATTCCATATTTAGTACACCAGCTCATTCCTAAATTATCTACTATCTGACCTACTTCAAAATTTAATTTCTCATCTACTAAAATTGTTCTATATATATCTCCAAAATAATTAATATCTTTTGCTATTTCTGATTTATTACTCATTCAACATATCCCCTTTTTATTTAATTTTGTTTCACTTGATGATTTAATTATAATCTCAATGCCCACATTTTACAATAATCAAAAATCCTTAAATTAGCTAAATGCCTACCCACATTTTAAACTATCTCTTTATATCTCCTTTTTCTTTCAAAATAGAAAAGAGAGGAATTAATCCCCTCTCACCTTCTTCAGCAATTCCTGATCTATTCTCAGCATCTCTTGATATGTTGCAACCTGTCTTAACTCTCTAATACTATAAACTCTATATTTTCCCATAAGCCCTGCTATATAATCCGTAGCCTATCACCTCTTTTTTATTCATAAATTATCGTTTTTCCCTGTGCTGAAGCATATTCATATTCAACTTTCGCACCTATGCTATCTTTCCAGTTTTTAAGCATATATATAGCATCACAACAATTTATCATAGCAACACAAATAGGTAAATATGCTTCATACGGAAAACCTTCAGGCAATACACTTGGATTCATACAAATATGCCCTCTTACCTTCCAATACTTTTCTGCTTTATCAAAATTTTCTTTATAATTTGGTAAACCGTTTATTTTTCCTGCAATGTATATTTTCATATTTATCACCCCACTAAAACCAGTTCCAAAAGCTAGTCCACCTATTAGCCTTTTCAAACATATTAAATATACTCTTTAGATCCTTATAATTAGTTTTTCTTTTCATCTATTTCTCCTTACATTGAAAACAAGTAACACCGCATTTTCTAGCCTTATATCCCACAAATGGAACTATTCTTTCAACTTGTTCTAGCATCTTATCGGCTAGTTCTCTAATTTCGGCTTGGGCGTGAATGCACAATCTTTCTGATAAGAAGTGTCTAAAATTACGTAAATCCGCTGTAACTATTAAATTTGTAGTAGTTCCATTAGGCAAAATACATCTCGCATCTTCCTTTTCTATTCCTGCTGCAATCATTTCATCATATAGGTTCCATATATCAGATAAGATTTTACTTACTTTATTATCATAATCTTTATAAGTAACGTTATGTGGCATTATAAAACTAAAAGCATCTCCATTTACATATCTTTGACTTTGTACTGAGAATTTAAAGGTTCTATGTCTGGTTATTTGTGCTAATAACGCCCTGCTTACTCCCTCTATAGCAAAAGTAAATGATACATGCTCCAATGGGCTCTCATGTTGTAGGTCTATCTTATCTTTTATAAACTTAATCATTTCTCCGTTATTTGGGTAATTCCCCATTGATGTTTCAACTGTTGGTATTTCTATTTCTGTAGGAGGCAACGCACTATAACAAGTACGATATGCCTTGAATATGGTTTGGATTGGTCTTTCTGTTCTATCTATTATCTTTACATTCATTCTCTCGCCCTCCGCTTATAATAAAAATTTAAGAATTAGAATTCCAATTCCAACCGCTACTAGGAAACAGATTAAAACTACAACACCAACTGCTCCTCTGTCAACCTTGCTAGAGCTATATTCAGTGTTATCACTCGCATTGCTTTGATTATTAGTTGTTTCATTTTGTACATGTGGCACAACTACTGGTGTAACAGGTTTTGGCGTTACTGTTTCCGTAGGTGTTGAAACGTGTGGCGTAACTACTGGTTCACTTACATGTGGTGTAACTACTGGTGTAGAAACATGTGGCGTTACAGGTACAGACACATGTGGAACAACTACTGGTGCAGCTTGCACCTTGTTATATATTAAAAATTCACTAATTAAAGCTAGGCTTAAAACTTTTTTTACATTCATTATTTTTCTCCCCCCTTAAATTCCACTTCCTTAAATTCTTTCTGTTCATCTATTAAAATTCTCATGCAAACTACTACACACTCATTACATATATCAGCATCTTTAGTTATTATCATTCTTTTAACTTGCTTCTCTGTTTTACCGCAAAAACTACATACTTTCATTATTTTTCTTCCCCCTTAACACTCTTAACTTCATATAATTCAAATCTATACTTTTGCCCTGTAGGATTTTCTTTCCCTTCTGGAACTTCTTCATTGAACATTTCATAAGGCCTTACATATGCATTGCAATCTCCATATAAAGCTCTATAAACAACCATCATTTTGCCCGTTTCGGTATGTTCTGCAAATTCTAAAACTAAATATAAATCACCTTTAAAATGCCGAACTACTTTGCCTAAAAAACCGACTGTTCTCATCATTTCTTCAAGTTTTTGTATTCTCTTTTTAAGTTCGGTATCTTTGTCCACCTAAACAACCTTCTTTCCTTTTGATTCATTCTTTAACCCTTTTATATCTTCTAAGCAATAAGCATACTTACAGTGTTTCCACTCATAGTCAGGTTCCATAAAGGGTTCTTCTACGTTGTTCTTGATAAACTCTTTAGCATAATCACAATCACCTTGACATTTACTACAATCTAAACAATTATTTGCTATAACAAGTTCACATAAATCATAATAATGAGGTTCTCTTTTAATCATTAATTCTTTTTTAGCTTCATCTATTTTTCTTAACATATTTTCAAAAGCAAATTTATCATATACATATACTGCGTAATTTTCCTGTTTATTTTCATAAGCACTTATACCTTTTTTGCTCATTCTTTTCATTACCTTTTGCCATGCTTTTTCTCCCCACGTAAGAGACATTTTAAAGCCTTTTCTTTCTTCAGGGGAAAGGTTGCCCCTTCCCTCCCAATTCTTAATAAATTCGTCAAGCATATCCATCAGCTTTCCTATTACAGCCATGTCTATTGTTTCTTTAGTGTTAAGGTAATCTTTCAACTTCTTCGACATAATCTATCCCCTTTCTTTATTTGTCCTTCAATTCATCCCTGCACACTTTACAAATACGCTTTTCCTTAAATTCTGTTAACTCTCCAGGCTCCCCACATATAGAACAAGTTGCCTGATACTTTCTGAGTATAATATTTTCACCTTCAACCAAAATCTCAAATGGATCATGTGCTTTTACTCCTAATGTCTTACACAAACTCCTAGGAATAACTACCCTACCTAATTCGTCTAATCTGCGGACCATGCCAGTACTAACAACCTTTACCATTTTTAATATCCTCCTTCAACTTTTTATTCTTTTTTCTTATTTTTTGAAGTTCGCCATATTCAATCCAACCATCTTCATTCCCATACTTTAAGCTTCTAGCTATCCATATAAGCTTTATATTAGGATACAAGCTGTCAAATAGTTTCCTTCTAAGTTCTCCTTGCTGAGTGCTAAAGCCTTTAACATCTATAAGTTCCTCAGTACCATCTAAATGATAAATTAAGAAGTCTGGTGTATATGTTGTTTCTCTGTGAGTCTTGCCATACTTTTCAAACTTAGGTATTAAAACATATTTAGGTTGCAATTCAAAGTTTAATATCTTGCCCTCTGCCTTTAGTTTTAAAAGATATTTATAATACTCTGATTCCTCGTGACTATCAAAAGTAATACCGTCCTCAGTTACTTTTTTAGATTTATATTTACTCATATTCATACCTCTTTACAGTGTAGAAACTATTTTAAGTACTCCCATTGCTCCTGCTAAAAACATAACTCTATATTTAAACTCAACTCCCTTACTTAGTGCTGGAATCAAGCATCCTGCCGCATAAACTATAGCTGTACCCATTATAATTTCTTTACTTATTAACATTAAATTTCCCCCTTTAATCCGCTTAAAATCCAAGCTATTACATCTACTGTCCATCCATTGCCAATGGCTTTTATTCTATTGCCATCTGTCATACCTTCAATCTTAGTATAGTTATCAGGTAATGTTTGTAACCTTTCACATTCTAAGGGCGTTAGCTTTCTTATTTGACCATGTATTAATACTCCATGCCTATCCTGTGCAGTCAAAGTATAGAATTTTGCATTAGAAGGTTTAAACCGCTGCCCGTTTTGTCTTTTATTAACTCTATCAGGTGTTATACAAGGCATCCAATAAAGTCCTGTTTTAGCTCCCCATCCACCGCCTAATGCACTTATAGTTACGGATTTATCGTGTATTGTGTATATTCTATTTCCTTGGCTGTCTGTGCCTATATAAGCTATTTTGCCTTTCTTGGCTTCTATATTGCATATTTCTATAGTTCTATCTGTGCTTATATAATATTTTTCGTCTACTTCATCCTCAAGTATCTCGTTCAGCATTATTCCTTTATCTTCAGGTTGAACTATTCCTGGTATATTAGTCCAATACAAACGCTTGCGATTTTGTGCCGATAGAAGTGAACTATTTATACATATACAATCAACACCCAAGACTGCTGTAATGGTTTCTTTATCACTTTTTTTCATACTTGCCACATTTTCAAATAAAAAATATCTAGGTTTAACCATTTTCAAAACTCTCACGTATTCCCAAAACAACTTTGATTTTTCACCCATCAAGCCAGTACCATCACCAGCAATACTTAGATTTTGGCATGGACTGCCACCTATTAATAAATCTACAGTTCCCAATTCTTTAAGTTTTTCTTGAGTAAGTTTTGCGACGTCACCTAATTGAATTGTATTAGGATAATTCTTTTGTGCTATCTTCATAGCATTTTTATCAATTTCACTGGCATAATACTTATCAACCTTTATTCCTGCCCTTTCCAGTGCCACCATTCCGCAACTTATGCCATCGAACAATGAAAGTACCTTTATTTTTTTCATGCAACCCCATCCCATCAAATTAATAATTTGTTTTCTGCCTAATTATATTGGTTCTATTTTTTTCTCCATACGCCGCTTTGATCTCTTGCACTGTATACTGCATCGTCTTAGCTATATCAAACAATGCCAAGAAACATTTAAAGTAATATTTCTCTATATTGTGTTTAGGTTCCCTATTAACGGACCAGTATTTCCAGGACCTCACCGCATTACAGAAGTCACTGAATTTCACATTAAAATTTAATATTGCATCCGAGTAATTATTTTCGATACTTTGTGCATATAATATATTAATATCATGTTTTTCGATACACTCACTTATATTAACCGCAAGTCCACAGCTTAAAAGGAAGTGCAAGCAATCTATAAATTCTTCCTTTTTGAGATCGTGGTCTTTTTCTTTTACAAACTCTCCAATCTCCACGCTTACTGAAAGTAATCTTTGATTTATAAGCTGTCTATGTGTAATTTCTTTTCCAACTCTTTCACATAAATTCTTTACGATTAGATCATCTAGTTTTGCCTGTTTCTCAAATAGTTTTTTCATTTTATTTATCTCCCTTCGTTGCTTCTGTATATTACAACCATACTTGGGAATGGTGCTGCATTTTTAGAATTACCAAATTTCAATCTGCCACGAATAAACCTAATTTCTGACTTATGGTATATATAGTCATGAAAATATTTTGTATCTGTCCTGGCTGGTATCAGCATTACAATTACCTTAGCAGGTTTCAAGCCCATAGATTCATAAAAACATTTTTCCACCCATTTTTTTAATTCTCTACCATAAGGAGGGTTGCAAAATACTATTTCATTTTTCCATGTCTGTTTTAGTCCATCATCTTCTATGGTAAAATATCTGCTACATTTAGCATTTTCCTTTGTTGCACAAGCATCAAGTGTAAAATGGAACTCTTTGTCTAGTTCATTAAAAAAGTCTTGCGGTGTTGCCCATTCGCTGCTTTTACTGCTAAACATTAATTCAGTATTCATCTTACTTTTTGTCACCTCTTATTCTAATTAGCCAAGGTCTTTCTAAATCCTTATCAGCTTTTGAAGCTGCTTTACACATTGCCCATACTATAAAGTCAATTATTAATGCAATTCCGCATACAATTAATACTAATTTCAATTATCATCCCTTCCTTTGCTACAAGCTCTTTCTGACTTTAACTACCTGTCGTAGTACCTCGCACTCTACATGTGCCACACAACACACCAATTCACAAAATTCAGACTTTATAAAGTATTCTGCATCCATTCTTTGCAATTCAGATTTACTTTTCATGTCTGCAGCTGCTTGTTTAAGTATTGCACTTGCTAATAGTTTCATTACCTCACTTTCCTGAATAAATTGATACATTTTGCATCACCAACTTTAGTTTATTTAAGGCTTTCATAAAATTTTGAATACTGATCTATATAATCCCATCTATCAATGTATTGGTTGTATTTTAAATTTCTTCCTAAATTCAATGACGTCTGCTTTAATTTGTTGCCTGGTATAATTAAAGTTTTTTCTACATTATCCGTTTCGTCTAATAGTAATATCAAATATAGATCACATGTAGCATACTTTTTATTTAAACCGACCACATAAATTCTTTCACCGTTATACACAGGCCTAGCCGCTTTAACATCAATGCTTATATTGTTGTTTACTAATAAATCAAACGGATATTTAGTTGTCATTCTTATAATCTCGTATCCTCTCTGATTTAGCATTTTAATAGCTACTTCTTCAAAGCCTTTTCCAGTTTGGGTTTCACTTTTTTTAATTGATAGTCCCATTTTTTTAGACCATTTATACAGCCCACCTCTACGCCTAATTGCATTACTTAATCCGCTGCTTTTTAAAACTTGTATTATTTCAGTATTACTAGGCATCCTATCAATGTTTAAAGCCGAAACAACTTCAAGTATCTTATTCCTAATTTCAGTATCATTCCACTGAACACCAATGTTGTTATAACCCATATAAATTCCCCCTTTTGCTTAGAATGGGATCGGATCCCCATCGTCCACTGGTGTTATATCCGCATTAAATCCTTCTGTATTTCCTTCACTGTTTCCTGCTGCTGGTGTGTTGTTATTGCTGGATTTTTTCTCATTCATAAAATCAACTTCTTCAGCCACAACCTCAGTTACATACACCGTTTTATCCTCTTTGTTTTTATATGTCCTGGTTTGTATTCTTCCTACAATTCCTATCTTATCGCCTTTAGAGCCACAATAATTAGCTGTACTTTCCGCTTGCTTTCCCCAAATTACTATGCCAATAAAATCTGCTGATTGTTCTCCCTCTTTTTTAAACCTTCTATCTACTGCAATAGTTCCTGTCAACACTGCTGTACCATTACCACTTGTAAATTTTAGTTCTGTGTCTTTTACCCAACGACCTACTAATATTGATTTATTCATTTGTCAATACCTCCTCTTCTTCTAAAACCATTCCACTTATGTGATTAATAGCTATTACGCTTTCAATCATTCTAATGCCATTTGCAAAACATTCGCTTGTCATTGTTCCATCTTCCTTTTCTTTAAATCCTACCAACACATAACTTTCAAAATCTTCGACTTTCCCATCTTCACTTAATATCATAACTTTGCTCATATTTGACACGCTCCTTACGCTATTATTTTAATTCTTCCTTGCAAAAAGTCTGCAAACCCAAAACTTTCTTTTCTGCTTGACGTCCTAATTACGACAAGAAAGTCTGTAATTTGTATAACTGTCCCTTCAACAATTCTGATCGGTGTTTTCTTGCTGTCTTCCTTAACTCTCAGCTTAGTCCTTTTGTCCTTCTCGAATTGCTCTTTTACAGTGTGCATATATCTAGTTTTTAATCTTCCTTCTAATTCGTTAGTAGATTCCTTCTGTCCTGTAGCTACTTTTTTGTACTTAGTTTTACCGACATATTTGCTCAATTTAAAAACCTCCTAAACTCATTATATATTTAAATCACGTTTAAATCACTTCTAAGCCATTTTAATTCTAAGACAACCTAGACTATTCCTTCGAGTGTTTCTTGCTTTCTGTGTGGCTGTATGGTTTGTTAAACAGCATTTACTTTCACACCATCAAAGTATTTCGTATATTCGTTTCCGTTTATAACTTTAAACCTTGTTATTGTGCTACTTGTTTTTTGCCTTCCTGGTTTTCTCATTTTAACACCAAGTTTTTTAAGATAAGTATTCATGGTAGATACACAACATCCATATTTCTTAGCCAGGTCCTTTGATAAGGCTCCTTTGTTGTATGCTTTTATGATTTCTTCACCATTTGCATACATCATAGACTTAAATCCTTCTTGGTCTAAATTAGCTACGGAATTTTTTATATATTCTATTTGTTCTTTTAGAGATACATTAATTTCTAATCTAGATTTTCCCTTGACTTGTTTTCCTGCGATGTGTGCTGCTGCGATAAGATCTTTTACTGTGGTTTCTGCTGCAATTGGTCCATTGAATTGTAATTTGTGTATGTAGTAATTCATTAATTCTTCTTTTGTAACGACTTTTGGTAGTGCTGGTTTTAGTGCTTCGGCTACTAGGACTATATATCTTTCGCTCATTTTTCATATCTCCCCCTTGGTTTAGCTGGAAGATCCATTCTTTTAAGAAACTCTTTAACTGTAAATCTAGTGCATTTATAAATTTTTCCTATGTCTGCAAGTGACATATTTTGTTCGTAGTAGTAAGCTTTAACAATTTCCTTTTGATCATCTTCAATCAGGTGTTTAAGCTTAACAGGTGCATCAATCCCTATTTCTTTTAATGCTGCTTCAGGCTCTAAGTTTTTAACTATACTCACTACTAAAGCATAAGCATTTTCTTTAACTATTTCCCCTTTCATCTTCTTCTTTCCCCCAATAAAATAGGATCATAATATTTCCGCTTCTTTGCTTTATGTCAAATACATTATGTGTCTTTTGAAACTCTGTGGCCTTTTGGTCTACTTCTTCTGCTGTGGCTCCTGTTATGAATTTTACTTTCTTTTCGTAGGTTTCATAGTTTTCCATAGCTACACCTCTACAACCTATAATTATTTTCTCTGCCTATAATCTCGCAAGAATAATCCTTAGACATTTCGTAGATTCTACTGGCTGTTGCTTCGTCTTTGTCTAATAGTTTGTCTATTGCAAACTCTGTGCTTATAATCATAGGTAATCTTTTTAAGTATCTATAGTTGATTATCTCAAACATGATATTTATATCTGTTTCTGTAATCTTGCCTTTGAATAAATCATCTATGAATAATACTTCTGCTTTTTTATATTTACCTACTTCTTTTTGATAAAATTCTTCGTCACACATATTTTGCTTTAGCCCTGTAATAACTTCTCTATAACTCATATACACTACGCCTATTCCTTTACTAAGTAAATTTAGGCTAGTTGCTATACAAAGATGCGTTTTGCCGCTCCCAGGCTGGCCCATAAAAAGTAGTGAGTTTACTCTATCTGTTTTGGCCTTTTGAAAGTTTTTAGTGTAATTATAAGCTATACCTTTTGCTTTCTTTGCTATATCACTAATTTCTTTAAAAGTTTTGAACGTCTTTTCTTTACTGTCCGGATTAAAGCCTGATCTCTCCCACTTCTTTTTAATTTGGTTTATAGTGTAGCAGGAACATCTGCTCATTACCTCATAACCTTCTTCATCTACTTTTGAAACCCATCCAGTATCGTTACAGATGTTACATGATGTCTGGGTCGTTAAAGTCAAAGTCTCCTTCTTTGAACTCGTGTTCTTTGATTTTAAAGTCCGCCCATTTTCCTTGGCCTTGGCTTGTATTCTGTTTACTATTGAACTTATTCTGTCCGTTGTTATCATCCCCCTTTAGTGGGAAAACCCCCTGCCAGCTATTAACAATGCTTTGATTTAATATTTCTATTTGAATATTTTCATCATTGCTAAGTTTTTCTAATTTACTCAGCATTAAGTCAATTGCTTTTTCAGTCATTGGCTTTTTAATTGTTTTCCTCATTTTAATAAAATCTTTTATAGTTTCATCTAATAAAGAATTTTCACTATATATATTTTTCTTATTATCATTATTATCATTATTATCATTATTATCATTATTGTTTGTGTCTTTTTTTGGTTTTTTTATGGTCTTTTTATGGTCTTCTTGTGGTTTTTCTGTGGTTTTTTCTTGGTTTTCCAAACCTTGATAAATGTTGTAGTTTACTATGGTTATGGTGGTTTTTTTCTTGTCACTATTTTTAATTATCATGTTATCATCTTGAAGTAATTTTAAAAAACTTCTTAATTTAGTTTTAGACCATCCCCACCGCTCCATAAGCTTTAGTTCTGAAGTTACAAAACTTCCTCTAGGTATTAAAATGAGTTCATTACCTAATTTAACTTTATTTTCTTGGTGATTAGCACTTAATATTAAATCTAGCCACGCATGAGTTTTATCAAATGGTTTATCATCCCAAATCCAACTTTCCCTAATTCGTCTATGAACACTTATCCATCCCTCTTGTGACATATCACCTCACCTACTTTTATTTTTCAGTTCTTCTAATATGGGTTTCATATCCTGCTTCGATAAATCTTTTAGCTACTTTTAAAAGTTCTACACAGTCTTCATCGTAAATTGTTATGGCTGGAAAAACTTCATTTTCATTTGCTTCATTTGCTTCGATGCTCAGTTCGTATTCATACATTTCGTTATTCCTCCTCCCTCTTTTCATTCTGTTCCTGTCTCCATTGCTCCACTTCTTCAGCGTTAAATCTTACTAAGTTTCCGATCCTAGTACATGGCAAACCTTTGCTTGATGCCCAATAATAAACTGTTCTCTTAGGAACTTTGAAGTTCTTTGCTACATCCTCTGCTGTTAAATTGTACTCTTTCATTACCTTTTTTCACCTTCTTTCATTGAACTGTATACGTTGATTGCTTCCATGATTTTATTATATACTTGTTACGCTGGAATTGCAACCCTTTGTATCCATATTTTTAAAAAATATACCATCTTTTTGTCATCAAATTAACCCTAATTTCGACTACTTTATTCGACTGTTTTTACGCAATAAAAAAGAGGAGTGTTTAACTCCCCTGATTATTACTTCGCTATCTCACATGCTACCTGCCAGTATGCTTCAAGTAAATCATGTCCTAAGTCCCAGTATTCATTAATGGTCTTTAATTCTTCTGAACAAATTTCTATTCTATATCCTCTAAAGCCTTTATCATCATAATTAAGATACATACAATCAACTTTTCCATTGAGTTTTCCTTCTATAAATTTTCTTAGTTGTCCCTCTGTAAATAGTGGAACTATGTTATCAATAAATTGCACATTCCAGCTATCTATAGAAGCACTTGGACTTTTGTATTCATATGATGGGTATTTATGTCTTAAATCTATGGTTACTATTTCATATTTTTTTACTTTTATAACTATATATTTTTGCCTTTTGTCGTTTAATTTTCTATAAAATAAATCATATTGCCTAATATTTGCTTTCCACCAATCTTTTAAAATCTTCCGTACCTTCTCGGGCTGCTCTAAAAATGTTTCTGCTTTAATATATTCCATTTATTCTTCCTCCCCTTCTTCTAGTTCTGCCTCGCTTACCTCTTTCTCCTTATTCTCATAAATATTACCCATAACTTCAACATCTTCTGTTATATTAATATCATCCATATCAACTGTTTCTCTATTGGTAAAATAATAGCATAAGCTATCTGAATCGTACTTAACTACGCCAATATTTTCATAATTATCATAATCATAACTTTCGCCACATCTTGAAGCATCAGGATACTTAACAATATCTCCTTCATAAATTTCTTTTCCGTTCTTATCGTTAAGTCCTGTATACTGCATATATTCAAGTCCGTAATCATCATAATTAAGTATTGTATTGATTACATCTACAGGGTTAGCATCATATTCTATATGGCCACTTTGTTCTTTGCTATATACCATCATTTTTAATTCTTTATCCCACGCCCTAAATTTAATTTGTCTCATTAACTTCTTCCTCCCTTATCTGATCTTCAAATATCCACCTGCAGTTTGTAGTTTTTAAATCATCAATTGGTCTAACTTCATAGAAGCCTTGCTTATGCCCGTTGCAGTCTCTCCTGTCCATGCAACTACCTACAATGGCTTTCCCTTCTTCTGGTATTATTGCAACTTTCACTTATAACCCCTCCTATAGATACTTTAGAATCTTTACAACAGTAACATTCCTAGCAGTTATAACTATTTTTATATTTTCAGTAGCTTCTTTAATTTCCGTAATGTTTGCTGTCGCTCTTGCAATTATGTCATTAAACATATACAGCCTTGTGCCTACCAATAGCCCCTTCCAATCCCACTCGGTGCAGAATGTTTGATTATAAAGCTCTTTCTCCTCTCTATCATTCCAAAAATCGTAATAATACAAAATTTCATATTCCATATAAACCCCTCCTACTTTTTAAAGCTTATCTCTAAATTCTTGCAATCCATCTAAAAACTCATAGAAACAAACTAAAGTATCTCCTATTTCGTTTTGCAGCTCGCTTATATCTCTTTCTACGCTTTCAACGTCCTTACCATCATGGATAGCTTCATCTACTGCACTTGTTAGATTATCATTAGCACTTTTCAACCTTCTAAGTAACATCTTAGCTACTGCTATACTTATCATTTATACAACCTCCTATAAAAAACTCTCCTGAACTACTTTTCTTTTTTTAACCTTCTTTACTGGCTTTATTACTTCTCCGCCTTCCATCTCCGCTATTCTTCTTTTTAAGTCCTGCTGGTGTTTCTTGCTTATGCTGTATTCTAAAGATAGTTTTAATAACTCTAGTTGTGTTAGTTCCTTGATAGCCAAATTAACACCTACTTTCAAAATTATTTTTTATCATAGAATTTACATTTTCTAGTTGTTTCGCCCCACATTGCACGCCAGCCATCTTCTCTGCTACAGCAGGGCATAAAAGCATAACCCAATCCTGCTTGATACTTATCTAGGTGTGAACAGCTATCACATTGTTCTCTTTTTTTAACGTCACCTTTTTTATTTACATGTTTAATGCTTATCATATTACCTTTTCTTACGATTTTACTTTTATCAGGTGATATATTAATCATGCCTAATAAATCAAATTTATCCATTAACAACCCCTCCTATTCAATTTTTAATCTATCGCCACATGTAGCTCCATCAATATTATTAAGCTTCTTTAACTTCTCTGCACTGATCCCAAATTTCTTAGCTACTGTATTTATATTTTCCCCCGGCTTTAATTGATATATCATCTGTATATTATCCTGTCCTTTGCATATACTATATACTGCAGGGATCTGAAAGATAATTATAGCAGCCACAACCAATAAGATTAGTTTAATATTTAATTTTCCCACTTGTACACCATCCAATCTTCTGATAAGATAGGTGTATGAGTTTGAACCGCTCATACACGAATTAAAACTTCTATGCTCGGATAGTCTATGTGCAGACTATCCTTATTTATTTACCTGCAATCATTTCTTTTATGCTGTTAGCCAGTTTAAGTCTGCTTCCACTGTTTATATAATTTACTGCATCTTGTTTCGTGTTAAATTCAGTATATTTAACAAATATACCATCTGCTTTCCCTAGTAATATTTCTTCCCCATTATGGTTTACTGCTATGTTATATTTTCCTGAACTTCTGTTGTATTTAGGTCTAGCCATCATTATTCCCATAGTTATTCCTCCTTAACTATAATTGTATTTTCACAAGCTTCGTTGAATAAAAATACTGCATTCTTTCCGTTGTCTATCCACCAGCTACCGTCATAAAACTTCACTTCCCCAGTAAAATCTATATCAGGACTGCCAATTAAAACCGATACTTGGTGTACAATATCGCCTTCATATATCTCGTTTCCATTGATGTCATTCTGTTCTGTATATTGCAATGGTATTAAATGCTTGTTGTTTTCAGTTCCTTCTATTATTCCGTCTTCATCAAAAGATTGAATCCCTTCGCCATTTATATCAACGCTGCAGTTTAAATAGTTAACAACCTCATTATTCTTTGTGTCAAGTAATCTAAATTTTATTTCTCTCATAAATATTTAACTCCTCTCAGAATATATTTGAATTGAGACTAAAAAATTATTTATTTGCTTCGTTAAGTTTCATAGCAAAATATAATCTTTCTATATCTTGTTTGGATAACAAAACCTCTCCATTAATTTTGTCATTATAGTCATATGTCTGTATTTTATAATGATAAAACCCATCTGTAACTTTAATATTGTCATTTTTTAAAATTATATTTTCTTCCATAATTCCACCCCATTACTATTTAAATTAGTTCACAATATAATCACAATGCGTATCAAAACACATTTAAATCAACTTCTAGTCCTTTTTCAGCAATGTAAACCGCTTTGCCTGTAGCTTTCTCTATCTCGGATTTAAATTGCCTAGAATCGCTGTTATCGTTACTGAGGTGGATTAGAATTATATTATTAACTTTCTCCAAGTCTGTAGCTTTTAAAAACTCTTTTGCGTTGTCCAAGCTAAAATGTGATTTTGTTACTCTTGCAGCTAATCCCACTGGAATAATTTCGTTTTCTATATTTTCTTTTAAAATCTCTTTTGAGTAATTGCACTCTACCATGATCGTGTTTACATTTTTAAAATTATATTTGCAGTAGTAGCTGTCAGTAAGGAATAAAACTTTTTGCCCTTCGCATTGTATTAAATACCCTAGGTTGTATACGTCATGTTGCAGTTCGAAAGGAAGAACCGTAAACCCTCCTACCTTGAATTGTTTTTCACTTTCTACATGATGAACTCTATGTCCTTCAGCTCCACAGGCTTCAGCAGTTTCTTTACTGGTATAAACATCTATTCCGTTTTTAACTAGGTCTTTTATGGCTTTTGAGTGGTCAAGGTGAGCGTGTGAAGCTAATACAAACTTAGCTTTAGATAAATCATAGTCCAAGCCTTTTAATATCTCTCTGTAAGGTATTCCGGCCTCTAATATGATAGTACCTTTTTCAGTCTCCAAGAGATAACAATTTCCTGAGCTTGATGAACTAAGTACTTTTATTTTCATCCATTCGTGGCAAGGATACCTCCACTTCTAAAGCGGGGGAGGAATTGTCACTTGCTGGCAAGCAACTTCTTATACTTGCCACTTTTACACCTCGCTTTCTTATGATATAATATAAATATATAACTAAGAGAAAACCGTTATTTAGGCACTCTTAGAGATTATAGAGTACACTCTATA